TCGCCTCTGCGGTGAACCCGCCGAGTTCATTCTGCGAAGCTGCCGTTTGACAGAGCAGTGGGGGAAACTCGGAGGAGATCCGGAAACTTGCGTCTACCTACGCAACGTTGAAATCGCAGGTGGGCGACGTGTGAAGATGCTTTCACTCGAGCGGGGTGGAACTCGCCAGCCTATTTCAAAGAGCAAGTTGGTTGAGGCTCTGTATCCGACCAAGAAGATTGCGACGACGGCAACACCCGAAGAAAAGCATTACAACAATGTTAAACGCGCAATGCGCGGAGGTATTCTCCATCAAATGAAACTTTTTCGCGACTCGGTGAACTTCCCAATTATTTGTTGTATAACCGGAAAGAAACTTAGACCAGGCGTAGCGACAGATGTAGACCATGTCGGAACCACATTCTCAGAAATTGCAGATTGTTTTCTTACCGAAAACAAGTTGAAGTACACAGACATCGCGCTGGTTGGGCCCCCGACTGCGAAGAAGTTTCGACTCGAAACGCTTTGGGAGTCCTGGAAGAGATTCCATAATGAAAAGGCGAGGTACGCAATCGTCCTCGCCAGTGCCAACCGGAGTAAAGGTTGCGGTGAATATGAAACTCCTGACAGTTTATACGGTTCGTTTCAGACGCAAGATCCGTCGGAGTTGAGTCTTGATTTTTAAGCAATTCTGCAGAAAAGTGCGTAAAGTCTCCAGCCGGTGAGGGTTTGCGGATAGACCGGTGCGGCATAAGAACGTGCTTGCCACGTTCCTCCAGCCGACCCGGCTTCGCTGGTCCAGACAGCGGTTCCAGTTGCCGCCGGCTCGATGGAAGACCAGCCTACAAGCTGGTAACCTGAATATTGCCAGCCGGACGTTAAATCCCCCAGGTTTATTTCCGTGATACCACCAGAAATAGACCCCGTAAAGGACAATATAGAGAAATCGCCGACAGCTGACACACCCGGAACAGAAACCGGTCCTGGCGGTCCCGGAGGTCCCCCGCCTCCAGTGGGGCCAGTTGGACCCGTCGGGCCTGTCGGTCCCGGCGGTCCCTCACCTCCCGTGGGGCCTGTGGGACCCGTCGGGCCTGTCGGCCCAGTTGGTCCCGGCGTAGGATCCGAAGTAATGCTGGTAATCCTGCCGTCGGAAGTTACCGTAAGGTTAGGGTTAACGTAACTACCTGCCGTCACACCCGTATCGTTAAGCAGTTGAACTTTATCAAGTGCCATTGAAGTTATTTAGCCATTATGGTGAATTTTACCCTTATAGCCTAGAAGGAAGCGGCTCACGGGAAAGCCCATCCCGCAAAAGAAGCCCCAGTTGAGGGGGCACTGGTAAAGGTTACTTGGCTAGTTGATGAGTTCCATGTGAAACCAATTCCCGGACGTTGAATAGAACCCCCAACGAACAGGAGCAGATTTGTCTGAACAATTGTTGAAGGTAGATTGACCGATCCAACTTGTAAAGTGAAAACCGTAGTCGTTCCGTTAAATGAAGAACTTATGTCGTCAAGGTAGAAGGGGGTTCCGATAGTTCCGGGGGTTCCGGGGGTTCCAGGGGTTCCAGGAGTTCCCGGTGTTCCATCAGTACCAGGGGTTCCTGGGTCACCTGAAGGACCTGGGCCACCCGGTGTTCCATCAGTACCAGGGGTTCCAGGAGTTCCCGGTGTTCCATCAGTACCAGGGGTTCCTGGGTCACCTGAAGGACCTGGGCCACCCGGTGTTCCATCAGTACCAGGGGTTCCTGGTGTTCCCGGTGTTCCATCAGTACCAGGGGTTCCTGGGTCACCTGAAGGACCTGGGCCACCCGGTGTTCCATCAGTACCAGGGGTTCCTGGTGTTCCATCAGTACCAGGGGTTCCTGGGTCACCTGAAGGACCTGGGCCACCCGGTGTTCCATCAGTACCAGGGGTTCCTGGTGTTCCCGGTGTTCCATCAGTTCCTGGTGTGCCGGGAGGGCCTGGAGTTGGGTCCGAAGTGATACTCGAAATTCTACCGTCAGAGGTTACGGTCAGGTTCGGGTTGACGTAACTTCCCGCAGTTACACCTGTGTTGTTGAGTAACTGAACTTTGTCGAGTGCCATCGGCGTAACCTAAATTCAAGTTTGGGTGAAGAGTTCGCGATCTAGTAAGCGTTACTGAATTTTACCCCCCAGGGTCGTGTGAGAGATTCATTATAGAACGGCAAAGTACGCAATCGTCCTCGCCAGTGCCAACCGGAGTAAAGGTTCCGGTGAATGTGAAGCTCCTGAGAACCTGCATCGTTACTTCAAGTCGGATAGTTCCTCTGGTTTGGGCTTGAATTTTTAAGAAACTCGTATGATATACGCAAGAGCGTAGTAAGGGGGGAGGTTTTGGTTAACGCCTGACCCCCCTGCAGTACTTGTGTTCACAGTGGACTGCAGGTTCGCATATCTTGTTCCGTTGCCAATGGTAATTTCCGGGGGGAGTCGGAGTCGTCAACAACAAATCTTGCGAACGAGCTGCCAGAAGGAGTGACTGTGTGAGAGTGACTTACAACCACTGCATCTGCGGACCCGCCACTATCATCCGGATCGTAAAGATCTCCGGCACCAATAATAAAGCGATCTCGAAGGTCGGGTGCCCCAAGTGACCCGTCGCAAAGGCGCCAACCCGAGGGAATAGAGGCAATCGTGCCTGACCATATGATAATTCCACCTACGGGAATAGATCCTCCCGAAGGGTTAGACGAGGCGCTGGTGATTCTACCGTCCGAACCGATCGTTAGATCGGCAAAAGTGTAACTACCGGGCGTTACACCCGTGTCGTTCAAGAGTTCAACTTTACTAATTGCCATTGAAGTTATTTAGCCCTTATGGTGAATTTTACCCGTAACGGGGGTGAGACAAAGAATGCAAACCTAAAAGTAGTTATCCAGCGGCCAAATTTGTCCTGTAGTCGGCAGTGTTGGCCAGTTGCAAGTAGGCGAGCCCGAGAAGTTCATGCTCAACGTGCTTGTTGCAACGTAGGTTCGAACTGATACTTGACTTGTCTGGTTGACTAGCGGTGTGAGGGACGAGAGCGTTTGTAGATTGAGTTCTCCCTGAGCTGGCCAAGTGCGGACGGAAACTTGGCTCGTCTGATTGAGTAGTGGTGTGAGAGATGAGAGCGTTTGTAGATTGAGTTGCTCCTGCGCTGGCCAGGTGCGGACGGAAACTTGGCTCGTCTGATTGAGTAGTGGTGTGAGAGATGAGAGCGTTTGTAGATTGAGTTGCTCCTGCGCAGGCCAAGACCGTGGCAACAGTTCCCCCTGGCTACCGTTAGACACCTCGTTGAACGATGTGGTGCTAACGAGGTTATAAATGAAGTCATCGCCAATCGGAAAAGTTGCCATGTTGTTCTGCCTATAAGAGGTGAAACATTAACTGTTAGGGAATGGTGCGGTGGGTGGGGTGAAGTCGGCCGTATAGCGTGCAATGCCAGGGGTGATCCGCATGTTAGACAACCAGCCTTTCAAATACCAAACAGGACTTCCGTCTGCAATAACGTTTCCAATTCGATCGTAACTACGCGCCACAGTCTCGACTCCATATGTATAGCCAACGCCATTTACATAACCTTTTTCAACGTTCGAACTTCTAACAAAAGCCAAGTGATGCCAGACACCGGGTGTGACAGTCGGCCCATCGTTGTTGTTGCTTACAATGAATTTATTGAAGTTATCGACCAAGATTCGATCTTTGCTGGCATAGTTAGGGTTGTCGATCAGAACAGTGTGTATTCTAGATCCTTCCTCGGGACGAATCCAGAACTCTACTGTCAAATCGGTAAAAGAACTAAGACTAATAGTTGGAATTTCGATGTAGCTTGACGTTCCATTAAAGTATGCGGATGAGCCCCCTCCCGCAAAAGGTGACTGATCATTAACAACCTGAACGTCATTCACTAAGGTAGGATTGCTTTCGGACAAACTTGCGTCGGTGATAGGTGCATTGGAGAAACTATACAGACGGGTAACATCAGTCCAGTAGGGATCAGTAAGCACCTGACCTGGTGCAAGAGCATAAAATTCACTTGCCCCTATGTAGTCGTCGAAATTGATATTCTTAATCGCAAAATATCGAGCCTCAAGATTAACGTTGAACTGTTTTATCGAAGTATCCGTAAATTCCCCCACAAGGCTAAAAGCTGTCGACCATGTTGTACCGTCAACAGAATACAACACATCATTACTGTTTGTAACTGACCACGGCGGAACAAACCCATTGTACCAAGATCCTATGAAGATCCTGTCTACTGTGTAAATTTGCCCAAGATCCATCTTGATATAGCCGCCTTGAGCCACAGCACCACCCTGGGTAGCCAACCCATCCCAGAAAGAGGGATTGCCCAGTGGCGTTTCGTACGCAGGGTCAAACCCGGACCACCAAACATCATTTTTGCTGTAAGCAACATCCTGCAGGGGTATTGGCGGTTCCGCAGGGGGAGGGGGTGTTGGGATAGAAAGATTGGCGTAGGATCCAAGAAACAAACCTTGCGGCCAAATCTGACCCTGAGTTGGCAGAGTCGGGCACGGTTCCGAAGGGAACAGATCAAGGTTGATTCGGTCGTCGCTAATCGGAAAGGTGGCCATCTTCAGACCACACGGGCAATGAACGTTGGGCTCGCAGCCGTTGTCACCACGAAATTATTTGTGCAATCAAGAATTTCCCACTCTTCCACACCAGGGTCAACCACGAACCGATCTTCAAAGTTTAGAGTGTTGTTCGCGTAGTGCATGTAGACACCAAAATCCGTGGCTAGTGGACCCGGCGAGAAAGAAGTCCAGGGGAGTTCGGAGCAAATCGGGTTGTAATCCTGGGTGTATGCAGGGTTTGCGGCGGCAGACGCGATTGGGAGAACTGTTTTTCCGTTTGCTCCAAAGGAGAGGTTGTTGATAGCGTTATCACTCGTTTTTCCTGAGCCTACGTAAGAGTACATTCCCAGATTAAGACCACTAAAGACTGAGCCCCCATAGCTTGTGTTCGTGTAACCGATAATAGCTTGGCCACAAGGGTACGCACGGAGAAGGTTCTCCTGCATGTAGAAAGATGTGTTACCCGTGGTGTTAACTGTAGACGTTGCAACCGTATAAAGACCTGGAATCATCCCAAGATCGAGGTCCAGCCATGAGTAGAGAGATTGCGCCGGGTGGTGAATGGCAAAGGGGTTGCTTACAGACAAGCCCTGTTGAAACACGAACCAACTTTGATTAACGCTGGCTGTCGACGTGTACCGGTACAGGGAGAGAGCACTCGTGTTGTAATACTCCAGGGGAGTTGTGATATTCGTACCCCTATAATTCAAGTACGGTTCAGTATTCGGGGGTTGTACGTAGTAGTCGAGGAACTGAGTCCCCGTGAATGTGTTGGTTACAGTGTCCCAACCTGTTCCTACACTTACGCCAACTCGGTTAGCGTCCGCAGTAAAAAGGTAATAAGTGGTTCCGAACGTTTTTGTCGGGTCGTAAACGCACTCAAGAACTCCAAACCCCTTGCCACCACTAGAAAAAGAATCATGCCATCCGGTCATCAAGCCGGCGTCGATGAAAGCCTGCTCCAGGATTCCGATGACGCTGGCGGGTGTGAAACCGGCGGTCAGCGTGTAAACTTCTTTTGTAACTGCCATGACTGAGTGAAAACAACGATTAGTTAATTAGCTTTACCCCCTTGTTTAACCGGGGCCTGCGGTGTAAAATACCAAAACCGTAAACGTAAGGGTGATCGTTTGAGGGACAACGTCTGTGTTTACAACACGAAAGTAGGTTAATCCGGAGGTTTGAACGAGGGGAACAGGCGCAAACTCAATCGTCTCAGGGGAGGAAGTTGTAGCAAGCTCTGCGAAAAAACCGGTACCGGAAAGCGGTGGAGTTCCACCGGGCGCAATACGTGTGTCTGCTGAACGAGCTGCTGCGCTGCTATACACGCGAAGCCACGCCGGAGTATTGCTCTCGACGACCAGAAGTTCGTAAATATTGCCTGGGTCCGCACTGGAAAAATCCTGTGTCTCCCCCGGTGCGAGTAAATTCGTAGTGACAGAAAAAACAGTTGGTGCGAGTGACGCGCCAGGCCCCGGAGGTCCCGGTGGGCCTGCTGGCCCAGGTGAACCCGGAGTCCCGTTATTACCGGTAGGTCCAGTTGGTCCCGTGGGGCCATTCGGTCCTGTTGGCCCAGGTGAACCCGGAGTCCCAGCAGGACCCGGTGGTCCAGGGGGGCCGGAAGGACCGCTAGTTTGAACTAACACCCAGGTATCCGATTGCTGATCGTATTGATACTGGTTTACTCCCGGTATTGCTTGTTCCGGATATATTTGTCCGTTAACAGGCGACGAAGGAAAAATAAGCGTAGGCATTACGGCACCCGTTCGGTCTGTCTACTTTGATTCCTACTTTTACCCTCAGTTCGCTCAGACTTGAGGTTGATCCGGCCAGAACAGGTATTCTTCGCTCGTGGTGTAGGTATTCAGCTCTTCTTTCGTATCGCATTCCATGACACTTTGCCTCTTGATTCTGGCCGCGTCTCGAATCTCCTGCCGCCACGCCCCCATTTCTGCGGGAACAGGAACGCCCGCTTCAACCTGGCGGGTGACATACCAGTCGGTTGGAGAGAGGATTGTGTAGGCAAAAGAGTCCATCTGAGAGTTCATGTATGCCTGTGAATTCTCGAGGGACTCGTCCCACTTAAAGGGGGATTGACGCCAGCCATTGCCGTCCCAGCTGACGAATAGTTCTTGAGGTTGTAACATTTTGAATCAAGATTGTGGGGGAGGTGTTTGAGTTGAGTTGGGAGGTTGCACTCCGGTCGGGGAAATCATCAAACCGCCCACACCGTAAGTTTGACCTTGCCACACATTTCCGTCCACTGTGGAATACCAGTGGGAATCTGCGTAGGAAACCACAGGTCCGTATTCACCGGCTAAAGCTTCGTAGTAAATTTCAACTCCGTGTGGTTCCACGTCGTTGGGCATCGCCAGGAAAGGAATGGGGCCGAAAGTTGGGTGATCCCAGATCAGAGAGATTCCTGTTGCGGTTTCGCTGAAATCAAAAGGTTGAGAACAAGAGTAAGCCATAGTTTGTGCAAGATTGTTAAGTTTTACCCGAAAATTTACTTTGCCGGGTACACGTAGTACCACGTAACCGCAACTCTCTTCATCCCGGAGGTAACCAGTTGACCCGAATGGGGGAAACACCAATTTGAAGGGAAGATCAGAGCTTCACCCGGTTGTGGCTTGTAAACTTTATCCACGAACTCGGTTCCACCACCTTCAAAGTCGGACGTCAGGTACAAGACAACAGAAATTGTTCTGTAAAAAGTTTGTTGATTGCGGTCCCAATTCTGGTCGTAGTGGAAATGATATTGTTGGTTTGGCCGGTATTCCAGAACTTGAATGCCTTCCCGGTGAGAATGAGTTCCGGTTGCACCGGGAGCCAAAGAGTAGTGTGTCAAGGAAGGGTGAACCTCCGCAAGTTTGTCTCGATATGCGAGCAGTGCGGAGTTAATCGAATTTGCCAATAGGTTTGTGATCTCCTGTCCTTCCGTTAGGGAGAAACCTTCACTCGATCGAATGGAGGTATCCACTTTGAGACTTTTGCCAGAAAAAACCGTGTTCTTTGAGCGTTGTTTGTATGACTCGCAAAACTCGTTAACTCTTTGAACTTCTTCCGAAGAAAGAGTAGGAACGATTTGAATCAGTGGGTTTGACATTGTGATGAGAGTTGTTGTTGTTCTTGACAAGAGTTGAAAGTAATTATCAGGCTATACGTTGCGCGGAGGCGGGTCGGTAGATGTTGGTGCTCCCTGATTGCGGGTTGGTCACCTGACGCCATTCCGTTTGACCATGTGTGATCCAAGTTCCCCCAAATCCCTGGAACCCGGTGCCTGCCGACCCATACCATGGGCTGACAACCGACCCTCCCGGTATATTGTTGGCGGCGCCGAAGCCGGTGAAAGGTTGACCATATACTGTGGTTCCTACAGCCTGCTGCGGAAGTGTATTTGACCCCGACGGCCCCGGCGGACCAGGAGCACCGGCTGGACCAGGTCCTCCAGGGGAGCCAGGGCTTCCAGGACCACCAGCTGACCCCGGCGTTCCCGGTGCCCCTGTTGGCCCAGGGTTTGCGTCTTTGTTGACCACCCAGCCCACAAAAGTATACCCAGTTTCCGGGGCACTCGTAAATGTTACCTGGCTGGTAGCCGCATTCCAAGTAAAACCGTCCCCCGCAAGTTGAACAGAACCCCCGACAAAAAGGAGTAAGTCCGTTTGAACGACTGTCGCCGGGAGGTTAACAGCTCCGACTTGAAGTGTGAAAACAGTCGCTGTTCCGTTGAAAGATGAGCTGATGTCATCAAGATACAGGGCATAGATCCCACCACCAGCCGGTCCCGTAGGGCCGATTGGACCCGTAGGTCCCACGTCTCCTGTGGGTCCAGTAGGGCCCGGCGCCCCTGTTCCAGTGGGACCCACCGGCCCAGTTGGGCCTGTATTCCCAGTCGGTCCAATCGGTCCAGTTGGACCAGGAGGTCCAGCGGGGGGTACAGGTGCCCAGCTTCTATCGCCGTCCGCTGTGCTAACCAGCGAGTAACCATCTACTAGAGGAACCCCTAAATTCGGCTCAGCGTCCTTGAGTCCAAAGACAATATAACGGCGCGGGTCAGCGTCAAGAGGAGGGGTAGGAATTACTTTTCCGTCAAAAAATCCTGCCATAATTTACACCAGAGTTTCAAGAACGCTTAAAGTGAATTTTAGGTCGGTACCGGCCCCCGAGATTCTAAGCGAGTCCCCAGTTTGAAGAACTAGTTTACCAGCAGTTCCTCCGGAGGCAATAAGAACTTCATTCGCGGGAATTGGGTAATCGTACACAACAGGATAGTCTGTAGATCCTCGTCTCAATGACATCGAGAAAGTTAGAGAGTTGGCAGCGGTGTTAACCACTTGCGCTGTGAGGACAATAGAGTTGTAACCAACAGGAGCGGTATAAACAATGGTTGCCGAGGCTGGGACATCGACTGGGATGGTCTGAAAGACTGTTAATGGAAGTGCCATGTTATCAAGAGAGGGCGAGGATGTAAGGAATTACGATGGCCAGGATCGACTTTCTAAACGCTTGGCCAGAGATTGTTCCAGTGTTTTGATTAATCACGAGGTCTTCGCCAACGCGGAAGTCACCAAGTTGGTCCGTGCTTGTAATCGCCACGCGACCGCCGTTGATCTGAATGACTTCGTTAGCTTGGATGGCAGTTCCGCCTGTGAAGGGAACAGCAGTGTTGATGTCAATTCCACTTCCCACGTATTCCATACAGTGAGAGTTGGCAATGATTCGACTTACGCGCCAGAAGTTAACGGTATCACCCGTAGACGGTGTGTAAGGCAGGTTTTCCTGAATGGCAACCGTTACTGTGCCTCCGACTCCTGTGAAGGGTTCGGTAACGCCAGCGACTGTGTAATACACAGGGTTCTTGACTGCGGTTGCTGCCGCACTTGCTCCTCCTCCCCCTGTGATCGTGACCGTGATCGTGTCCGAAGCGGTGTAGTTTTGTCCAGAAGACGCAACTTCGATCCCAATCAGCTGATTGTTGTCGATAATCGCAATTCCTTGTGCCGCAATGGCATTCGGCCCTGTTCCAATCGAAACCGTTACAGTAGGATTGCTTGTATATCCGCTTCCGGGGTTGGTAATTTCAAATGAGCCAACATTATAGTACAATTCCCCAACCGTAATCACTTGCCCCACATAGGGCACTTGACCTGTAGTTAGATTATCCAGACTGAAGACGCTGTTGTTGATAGTTGAACTAACAAGCTCTCCAGATTGCTCTAGAGGGCCAGTGCCGTCGGCATACATCCCGTAATTTCCAAAGTCGGAGTTACTATTGGTAACACTAACTAAGCCTCCAGTTTCCGCCAGAACGGATTTGTCACAGCAGATTGTGAACATACTCACAACTTGACAGTAACCTAGATTGTAAACTTTGACGCCCAGCCCGTTAGGGTTGTATTGCGTAAAGCTATCGAGAACCATGCTCTTCAAGCCACCTGCCTTGTTGCCATTGACATTTAAGCCGATGCTGTTCTCCACAAAGTTTGTGCAGTTTTGAACGTAAGGGCTTTGCGTGATGACACCTGACCCAGTTTCCTTGAACGACATAATGCCGTAACCTTGGATTTGCTCCAAAGGGTTTAGGGGGTTCGGTATAAGGTTGACTGAGCCTACAAAGGAAAAATTCTGAACATAACACCCATTAAGAACCTGGAATAAATCGCCGTCCGGGTTCAAGAGTTCAATGATTGTGGACCTAAGATCGGCTCCGACAATCGAAATATCGGGGAAAGGAAAAATTAAAGGGTTCGCTTCTTCGTAGTTACCGGAAGCAACTCGAATTTGAGTTCCAGCTGTCGCAAGAGCGAGGGCGCTCTTGATCGTTCTTTTCGCAGTCTGCGGACTTGTTCCATCGTTGATGTCGTCCCCATTCACGTCTACCCAAAGAGTGTTCGAGATCGGGGTGATACCTCTCCAACGAGCACCGTCGAAAACTTTGAGTCCAGGCGCATTTGGGTTGGAGGTGTCTAACCACTGTTCTCCGATACTGTTCCCGCCAGGCCCAGAGCTCTCCCTTACGCTTACGGGTGCAACCGGAAACACAGAGTAACTTCCAGACGCTAAAACAGTGACTCCCGTTACCGACCCACCAGAAACAGAAGAAACCTGCAGAGCTGCTGAAAGCCCGGTGCCTCCGGCCAAGTTTAGAATGTCGTTTACAAGGTATCCAGTGCCGCCGAAAGAAATGTTTGCGGATGTAACTCCGCCACTCAAGTTAAAAGACGCTGCGGAACCCGCTCCCCCTGTTACGATGACAGGAGAGACGGGGAAAGTGGTATAACTACCAGCACTTTGAACACTGACCGAGGTGATTGCACCTGTCAGGGAAACAGCAGTAACTTTTAGAACTGCCGGCGTCCCGGTACCACCAAGGACAGTCAACAGGTTATTTACCGCGTAAGCGGTGCCGCCAGCATTAACCGATGCTGCAGTAACAGCTCCCGTCAGAAGAAACTCTGCTCCCGAGCCGGAAATGCCTGAGTTCGGTGCTGTCGGTCCAACGGCAGTAGGCCCAACCTTGAAAAGTTGGGCAGCCGCGTCCGCAAAGAAAAGTCCGGGTTCAAACTCGTTGATATTTACTGCAGGTTGACCTTCTAGTAAATATTGAGGGTCTGGTCGTTGCCGGAAAGCCTTGGAACGTAGTAATTGAATTGGGGTCGAATTGGCCATTACGTATGCTGACTAATTTTCGAAAGGGGAGTTGTTTGGAGATATGGTAACTTTTACCCTGTCAGTCTAGGCTCAGAGTGCCTGTCGCACTGTTCACATCAAATCCATTCCCAAGGATCAGAAGACCTTGAGCCACTTTCACGTAGTAAGGGATCGTGTTACTCCCCGTTCCAGTTTGCAGGTTGTTGCCACCCACAACACCAATTCCGTTACCGATGTTTAGATTTCCGGAATAGCTAGCAAGGTTGGAAGTTTCTGCGGAAGGATATACTGTAGAAGAACCGGTTACCTGCAGTTTTCCGTCTGAAGTCACTGACAACCCGCTCGCAGTCACGACTTTCATGTCCCAGTAAGGGCCTTTCACGATGTACTCTTCCGGAACGTTGGGAACGGTCGGAGAAGGATTAGGGATAGGATCTGAGAAAGGAGGGGGAGTTGGTAAAGACATTTGGGTCTCAAAACGGCCTATGCAAGGTTTTACCCTTTAACTTCTTCATTGAGAAAGTTGTTGGTTTGCAAAGTTGATTAGGGGGTTAACATCCTCGTAGAATCGTCCCGTCAAAGCCTGACGTTGCGGACCAAACAGAACGATCTCTCCGCGATTACTCACACCGGTCACTGTGACTCTGCCACCCCAAAGGACGGTGGATTGATAATCAGCGGTAAGTTTGCGAGACAAATCGTTGTTCTGATATTTTGGCAAACCACGGGAGTAATCTAGGTAGCCAGAAAAGGCCCAAGTGTGCGTGTTAGCGATAATCGTTGAAGGACTATTAAACTCCAAGGGCCAGCGCTCAGTAACTAGAGCATAACCTTGAGTGGGAGCTAGGGACAGAGAAGTTATCGCCAGGAACCTGTCACCCCAGTAGCGTGGCTCAAGGGTCGGAAGAACCTCGGTGTCACTATAACCCATAATTTGGAAAAACCGAAGAACTGCTTGCTTCGTATTACCCCAGATCGGGTCATAAGCTTCGGTGTTCGGAGTATTGTTGGTTTCGCAGACAGTAACTGTAGTCGCCGTAGGCCAATTTTTGCCCTCAGTGGTGGGGTTCGGGTAGTAGCTATTGGTTCTGTTTAACCGAATGGCTTTCACTACCGAGCCCGTGATGTCGATAACTTGTAAATATTCGGAATCTGTTACGTTCTTGAACTTCACGATCGAAACTTCTTCCGAAGGGTTATTTATTACCGACACATTGGCGACCGTGAATTGAACGATCTCCGGTCTATACCTTGTTTGAGCGTTACCGGGGGTCATCTCCGGGATAACTTCCGTCTGAACCACTGAGACACCACCAACTGTCTGCGTTACCGAAGTTGTTGAAACATCCGTTAAACAAAGTCCCATGCTAATTGAACCATCATCCCCATCGTAGTACGATTGAATCGTGTAGGAGGGGTACGGGTAGGTGGAACCACGGAAATACGTATCCGTTTCGGAGTACAGGTCGCCCACAGCGTAGGGGTCTTGAGCGTAAGTTCCTTGGTAAGTACCCGGAATTCCACCTTGTTGGTCAAAAACAAAGTCCTGCCGGTCAAGAACGCTAGTATCAACGAAAGGCGAGCATGCTTCTGTTGGGGCAAGTTTGAAGGGTCCAGCATTTGGTCTGAAAGAAGCGGCACCCCCGTAGTACAGGGTTTGCCACAGATTATTCTCCGCAGCGTACCAATTTCTTTGCTGATACGTGACTATAGAACCTGTCGCGTTGTTAAACTCTTGTTTCCACGGCCGAGCGTAGTCGGAAACAGTGGCCGTAAAGTAGTAGTTAACGTTCTCGTTGCTGTCCCCGATTACGTAGTTAAACTGCGGTGACTCAGCCAAAGCTGCGGTGAATACGTGGTCAACGGTGAAAATTCTTCCCCATCCACCAGTAATTCCGGGGTCAAACTGAACGTTCGGGCGAAGTGTGCCAGGGTTAATAGCCTGGTTGAGTTGGTTGAGACGTAGAACCGCACCGACTTGTGGGGGAATTACCGTAGGATACGTGTTAGAAACCTTGAAACTATACGCACGATCAAATTCCGACCGAGGGTCAAGGAACCTGCGAATGTACGGAACTTCCAAGTTGTTTATTACCGAAGCCATTGGAATCGTGCTGTCGGAAGCCCGAATTCGAAGGGTTGTTGTTGACCCGCATGAGCCGGGCGTGGAAATGACGGTCGGTCCACCATCTGTTGCAAAGAAACCCCTGTAAGTCTCGTCCGTTGCAAAGTTTTTAATCCACACTGCGCTTCCTGGATTGAGCGCGTAAGGAAGGATATAGCACGGGGAGAACTCTGCACTTAGCTGGATTAGCTGGATCTCAGGGTCAAGCTCATCTTCGGTTACTGACACAATCTGTGCACCGAGGGAAAGTATCTGTTTGTTAAGGTTCGAGCACGCCTGAGATTCAGTTAAAGCCAGCGGCCTCTGAATTCCCTCAAACAGGAAACCAGTCTGGTTGTCTTCAGCCCCGCCAACGGTGTTGATCCCAAAGAACCCTTCCGACTTCATTGCGACGGAGCCAAAATTGCTGGTGCTGTTTGTAAGCGAGATGTATCCACCATTCAAAGCCCAAACGCCAGTCGCGCAACCGATGGTATAGATGGACTGGAGTTGTGCGTAAGCGTTATCACGAACCCGGAAGCCAAAGTGGCGAAAATCCTCCTCTACATCCACGATGCCAATACTTTTGTCGATCCCAGAGATAACTTGGTTCTGGTAGTAATAACGAATGTTTTTAATCTGAGTTCTGTTGAGAAGGCTTAGTTGATCGGCAGTAGAAACCGCGTCGATTGAACTAGGACGCTCATCAAGAGGGTACGACAGGTACGTCGCTCTCGCTAAAGACCACCACTTTTGCTCTAAAACGTTTGTGGTTGGGTTGGGCAGAGTCGTATAAATCTCGTACGCTGCAGGATCGTTCTGTAATGAAACGCAAGTGCATTCGTTGGCGATTAGGGATCGGAACCCTTTAATTTGGCTACCGATAATCTCGCCCCAGCACATTCCGTAATCGGACCGAACATTCACACTGTTCGCGTAAGCCGACGAGTTGCCAGTGGTGTTAACCTCACGGTTGTTGGGATACGTGGAATCAGTTGGCGCAACTATAGTGTACTCCGCTTGGCTCACAAGGAAGGCACCGTTGGTAACCTGGCCACCAAAGAAGTCGGGGAAAGCTCTTTGAACTTTCGTATAGTAGTCTGCTAATTCTTCAAGAGTCGTGTTCAGAGTTCCACGAAGACGGTGAGCCGACTTCAGTGTGTTTGTAACGTACAGAATCACCGATGAAGACGTCGAAATCGTTGGAAGTTCGGAATACTTTACGTATAGTGAGTCCGGGGCGGTGCGCAGGTAGAAAGAGAAAGTGTCGATAGGATACGCGTAGTACTCACCGTCTCGGAAAGACCCGGTAATTTGATTCACACTCGCTGCGAACTCTACATTCACAATATCGTTCACTTCTAGACCGTGAGGCCTTGTTGAGTAAAAAATCGCTTCTCCGTTTGATGACGACTCAATTTTATAGACATCTCTTGCCTTTACTTTGTCGAGTATCGAGAAATTGTTAAGATAGGCGTTACCAGTCCACTTAAAGACGGAGGTAATCGGCTGATTGAAGTTGCCATTTACACCTGACGAGAAAGCAGGATTTCTGTATTTCGGTACGTATGTAGGGCTGATAATGCACTTCTTCAGGTCAAGACCTACAATCGAAATACCTCGGGGAACAATCACTCCCCCCGTCGAACTGTTGAATTGTGTTAACTGCGTTGTTGTAACTTTCGCGAAAGGGTCGGCAGAGAAGTTTACGTTAAATTCTGCTAAGCTGGCGCCAGGCCCGTTGTTAGCTGTGACACGGGACGGTGCGACATAGATCGTATATTTGCTGTTCTCGCTTGCGGGGGTTGAACCCGCCAAGATCGCATTGATTGTAATCTTGCTCAACTCAAGAATGGCTCGAGTCAGAGTTTGGAAAGGCAGAGCCTGTCCGTCGTTCAACACTGAGTCTGTAGAGCCTGGAAATTCAGGTGCGACGAATACAACGTAACCTCCCCCACCTAAGTAGGGCGCCGCAATCGTCTGCCACTGCGCGGCGGAATCCTTGAAGACACCGGCATTAAGAGTTCCATCCTGCGTGTTCAACCAAAGTTCGCCCTTGGACGGCGAATTTGTTGGAGCTTCCGGAAGAACTGATGTTGGGCCGACTTTGACGACACTGTCGTCATTCACTTCGAAGAAAAGACCTGGATCGTTCGAGTTTGTATTCAGGCCAATCTCACCGACCTCAAGGTTTGAGCTCGTCGGGCGCTTTCCCGGAATGCTCGAACGCTTGAAGATAACTTTTACAGCAGACATTTGCTAAAGAGCGAGTTGTGACGCGTAACGACGCTTCAACTTTTTACCCTAGAGGTACGCCCCACCAATAATCGCATCTTCACTCACTTCGCCCTTTTCGCGAAGTTTCATCGCCGCTTCAAGATATAGGTCTGCTTTTTCGCCCAGTTCCTGTCTGCGCTCCTTGTAACGTGACATCAGAGCGATATACTGTTCGTCGTGCTTACCCATCAAACCCCCTCGTAAAGAATCGAGATGTATTTTTGCGCCTGTTCATTCGTCATTTTAGCCCAAACACCCTGCTCGTAAGTCTCCATCGGGGAGCGAATCCCGTGGTCGATCACCGTGGCAATATCATCGAGGGTGAAACCGTCTCTCTTCATCTCGTATTGAACAGCGCCTTTGTTGTCATGTATACGGGCAAGAACTGGTGCTTTTGCTTCAAGCTCCTTTTGCGCACTATTGGCGTCCCCCCTTCCCCCACCATAGTTCAGCTCCAGCTCATAGCGATTAAGCAGCTGTCCACCCGTTCCTTCCCATCTGCGGACTTGCCAATCTCCTTGCCCTGCGGCGCCTCTGCCCCGGTCTGCCACAGCTCTTGATGGTGGAGAGAATGCCCCCATGGCCTCCGCTAACGCCGCTTTCGGTGAATCTTGAGCAAGACCCATGTCAACGAAACGAGCTTGACCTTTGCGGTCCACAAGAACGTTGTCAATGTGCATATCGTTGTGGGCGATTCCCATTCTGTGGAGTTTCGCGCGAGCAACCCAGTATGCGTCAGCAACTTTGACGCCGCCGATTTCCTTGTCAGGCGCTTTTGAACCGATCGGGCTTCCGGCAACAACGCCCATGGCAACGCGACCGATCTTTGTACCGGGGTTGTATTGAGAATCTCCGTCAAGTTGAGCGGCAAGGAGTTTCGGTCCAAGGTCAACTTTTCCAAGGCGATCAATCAAATCGGCTTCAATTTTACCAACTTCTCCTCTCTTGATGGCGTTCCCTTTGTTCGGCTCGCGAAGAACGGTGCCGTATGACCCCCTGCCGAGCAGAGTAGAGCCTGAGCCGTAAGAATCTTCCCAGCGGTAAGACTTGTTGCCAAGTTCACGGGAAATTCCCTTGCTCAGCATATCGCCGTCGTGATCTCTCGCATCTTCACGAGCGTAGCGAACGTTTCCGGTTGCTTTTGTTTGTGGACCTTTAATCGCCTCTTCCACAACAACGAGCCGATCAACCAGCTTGTCGCGAAGCGGACCCGGCTTTACCCGCAAAAGTTGCGATTTTAAGTTATTTCGCAAATTCCAAGCTTCATCGATAAGTCCCTCTAGGTCACGGCCAACTTCTTTACGGGTTTGGGCGCCAAGTCCGAGAACGGATTGAAGCTGACCAATTTGTGACTTGATTTTAACTCGTGCGCTGTTGTCGCCCACCATCGAGATGTTCTGTGGCGACTCACCTTTCATGAGGCGTGAAATATCATCCATCACCTCTTCGGTGGCTACCGTCCTCTTTGGCGGGAGAACCGTTCTCGTGCGAGCACCTGGCGATTTGTCCAGTTGACGAGGTTCGAGAACTACTGGTTTTTCAGGCTCTTGCGCTTTCCGGCGAGCTAACTCACGGTCAATTCTATCTTTGGCCCCTTGATAGTCCGCCCCCAGATTTGAAAAACCTTTACGAAACTTGACGAGAGCGTTCGTATCCCATGCTCCGTACAGCTCGTCAGGTTTTGAGGCAATCTTCTCTTGTTGGTCTTTCGCAGCCAGCTGCTGCAACTCTTTACGAAGAGCGGAAGGAACTGAAACCGGTTTTTGAACGGCGTTTTGGAAAATCTGTCCGGCATCTTCCTCGGATTTCGGTTTTGCTCCGCGAGCAGGGATCACCCCGGCTGCAACAAGGCGCCGTTTTAGCTCGCGAGCGTCCTCACCTGCGCGGATATTTCTACCAAGTTCTTGACGCAGTTCTTTTCTGATTCGGTTAAACTGAGCAGCGTTACCACGCTTACCACCCGCAGCAGCGGCACGGTAAAGTTCAACAACTCCGACCTGGTCCGACGCCTTGTTTAAGATGCCATTGACGGCTGTGGGGAAATTGAGTCTGCAAGATTTTGCATTGCTGATGCAACCCGCTCCACAGGATTTACTACGGCTGCACCTTTTTCTCACTTTGTGCTCTCCCGGTACTCTTGCAGTTTGGCTTCGAGTTCAGCGATGCGAGAACCGACGGACTGAATCTGTTCGGAGTAGGAGTCGTCCTGATTCATTGTTCGATCGTAATCGTCCATTTGTTTGCGGCCAAGATCAAGAGTTGCGAGTTTCGCATCGAGAGCTTCTTTCGCTTTGATCAGGTTGTGCATTTCTTTCATCTGAGCTTGCAGCCCTTTGAAATTGCCACGCATGCGTGAAGTACGCATCTCGTTTTGCAGAGAGTCGATGCGCAGATTAAGGGAATTTTCTTGTTCAGAAATGCTGTCGTACTCCCCGCCGTCACGAATGCTTTCCGGCAGAAGCTCACCGAAACGGGAGTTGATCACAGACGTGTTCTCGGGCTCCATCACTGTGCCGCGAGCGTAATCTGTGGGTGTGTGAGAGTAATCGAGGATCTGATGTCCCCGCTCTGAGTAAATCAAGTAGGCTTGTTCAATAGCCTTGTCAGAAATTGAATCTTTCCGCATGTCGGGACGGAGACTTTATAGATACTTTTACCCTATCAAGTGTTTTCAAGGGTTTTACGGCCAATTTGGTTGATGGCCTGTTGCCGAGCCGAACCGCTGGCGTTGGGATTCGCTAAAGCTGCCGCTGATTGAGCGGGAGCCGGGGGTTGAACGTTTTTTGGGCGGGGTGATTGACTTGGTTTCGGGGGTTTCGGCCCCACTTTCTTCTCACCTGCGACTGAGCCATAGTCAACTAAAACGGGTTTACCATCTTTGATAGCCCACCCCATTTTCCGGCCTTTCACTATGAGGGGGCCTTTGTCGTTACTTACTCCCTCGGCCCCAGGCTCTCTAGCCTTTTTCTGAATCTCATCAATTTTTTTATCGCCTATATTATCCCCTTTCGCACATCTGCCAAATACAACCCTCTCCCCCGGCTCACAATCCTTTTGTGTCTGGTTACGCTCAGTGTAATCGTGCTTAAATTGGTTGAGCAGCTCTTCAGAGAACGATCCCCACATTCAAAACTCCCGTTTCCGTGGTTTTACCCTTGAATTTACAGTTGTCGAAGTGATATCTTTTCATATTTGTGTGACCCCCGGTTTTTCCGCAGTGGGGGCAAGTTATTTTTGTGGAGTTTTGACAAGATCTAGATCGAGAACTTTTTTCTTTTTGTCTGGCTACAACTTCAGGTCGTTGAAGAGAGGCTATTCCTAGCTCAAACTCTTCTTTCCTCCTTTTACTGTCTTCCGCTGCTTTACGTGCCCTCATCTCGGGATTCTGAAGAGCGTGTAAACCTTGATCTATCAGTTTTCTTTGAGACTTCTGTGATGCCGCTATCGCTTTATTTCTCACATCCGGCTGAAGGAGGATAAAACTCCCTTCCAAGATCATTTTTCTAGTTGTCTTTTTGTTTGTTTCCCTCCCCTTTTTCCTTCCTTCTTCCATAAGTGTGTCAATAATATCCTCTTTCCCCAGAAATCCTGATAGACCCTTCCAGGCAAGGTAATCTTGATTTTTCCCCCATAACTTCCACTCGCAGTAATGAAACAAAGCGTGGGAGGACCACCCGTCTAAACACTTTGTAGGGTGTATAGGTTGTGTTAAATTTGACTCGTCATTGTTCCCCCCTCTGTGTTTTGGAATTAAATGGTGCCGATGTTTCATGGTTCTAGGGGATATTTAACATTGATTTTGCTCAGCCCATTTCCACTTGTCTGCCCAATATGCGGCCGAGGAAGGACCCTTCGCGATGTTTTTTGCGTGCCGGGCTTTGAAGGCTTCGCGGCGTTTTCTGTAGGACTCCGACTCGCCTTCTTTCTTGGGGGACCCTTTGACGCCAGCTTGACCAAAACGAATCAACTTTTCTTGACCGCCGTAGCACGCTTTCACAACGTGGCTGTGTCCGCCTTGAGTGTCCGCCTGCGGTTTGTTGCAGGCTAAATTTGCTTTCTCAGCGTAATCCCTGTAAAACTGCTCGAGAATTTCGTCAGAGAAAGAGCCCCACATTAGCCTTCCTCACCGAAGCGAATGTAGTCACCGACGCTTGCCAGGGCAACGCCAGCGTTTGCGATCTTAGTTGCTGCCCAAGGCGGAAGGTTGTCTTCTTCGTCGAGCATATCGAGCATTATTTCGATCTTCTCTTGAGCGACACGAAGTTGCGTGATAATCATCCCGCCATTATTTTCAGTGGACTGGAGAATTTCGGAGTAAGATGAGTTGTTCACAGAAGCGTGCATTGCGAGTTGACCGTTTTTGTTTGCTGCTTTCTTGATTTCTTCCATGCGAGGCATGCGAATTCCCTCTGTCATCTGGGGGTTCTTCTCGTCGCCTTCACCGGGTTCTTTGGGTAGGTAGTTGGGAGTCATTTCAGCGGTGGCGATGTCGCCTTCGCTGTGTTTGCTGTCGATCTTGACGCAGTTCGGGACCATTCTCCCGCCTTTTGGTTTGAGCCCGTACGCTTTGTAGCCTTTCCAGCAAGCGTCCTTGAGGTCGTCTTTTGTGCTTTCTTTGAAACCTAGCCCGTCTAGGCGGCTCCAGTCAAAATCTTTAAAGTTCATTTCACCCCTCCGTGCTCTTCCAGATGATGAGTTCTTTCTGGATATCCTCGACTTTTTCGGATAACCGGAGGTGGTCCTCTCGAAGAGTGTACTTGATCGGCAGGTCCGTCCGTAAGTTGTCAAGAACCATTTCCATCTTTTCCATATGACGGATAATCGTTCCGAACCGGTCGTCGATTCGCTTCCCGTTTCGTTCGAGAACCCACCCAATTCCGGTAACAGTCGTGACAACAGACGCTAGAAAACTTACAATAGCTATGGGTTCCATACTACTCCGGCAGACCTGATTGACCTGAAGCTAACCGGTCTTTCACGGATTGCGGTAAACCCGACTCCCAGCCGTGTTTCTTCGCGATACGAATGATGTTAGCCATGATTTTGCGAGGATTTTGCCCTCTGCCCACAGAAGACCAGGCAGCAGCAACGTCTTCCGGGCTCGAGATTGGGAACGACATGTCAGGGCCGGCAAACTCACCTTTGACCGAACCGGCTTTCAGCTCTTTGCGCTTCTCGGTGCTCCACTCGCGATACTCAGTTTCTTTGCGCTTTTTCTCACGGCAAGTGGGGCAAGATCCGCCGCATTCGCACTCGGCCATTGCGAAAGGTAGCGGCATCGAGAGAAGTTCGGTGTCCTGAGAATCGCCCTCGGCGAAGCCATACTCAGCCTTCTTCATTTCCTTAAAGGAAGCCATCCGAGATTTTTTGCGGTCGAAAATCTCTTTCATGGCTTTGTTGCCATCGCAGTTTTCGTTGTAGTCCCGATTGACGAGACTGGCACGCTTTTCGCGATTGGCAGCGTTCATTTTCAGAACGTTTTCGTTGTGGTGAGACATCCCACCAGTGATGTCCGGGGCCCACTTCTTGCCCGAGGCGTTCATTTCTTTCAACCTGTCCACGCTAATCGCATTCGAGGCGTTAATGTTACCGCCCACGCCAGGAAGCGAAACGTCGGAGAAGTCGAGACGAGATCCGTACATAGAGGGGTAGTGGCAATACCTACTTTTTACCCTTGAGTCACGGAACTTCAGGGTCGTCTGTGCTCTTCCGTTTTCTGACTGGTGTTTCAACCGGGATCATAGCACCAGCTGACGCAGCAGGTACTAAGAGCGCCAGTAAAGTTGTCAGAGCGAGCTTTCCTGTCTCGGAAAAACTTGCGTTGGCTTGACCGCAGATAAGAGCTGCTTTTTCTGCGTCACCAGACCCGTGTGTAAGGCGGAAACAATTCGCAAATTGAGCTCCTGTTGAAAGGAATTGAATGACAAAGATGGCAACCAGGCTGCGAATCAGGAAACGCCGCTCGTTGAAATTACTCGTCGTCTTCGTTATCAAACCCATTGTCGTCCTCTGCTCTAATTTCGTCAAGAATTTCGTCAATAAGAGTGTCGATCTCATCGTCGCTTGGATTTTCATCCTCTTCCTCATCTTCCTCGTAGTACTGCTCAGGTACGAAAGGTTGCTTGAGGTCGTCGTCCGGACCTTTTCCGCTGGGATAGCGCCAAAGGCCAGTGTGTTCAATCCAAGGGGAAGTGTTTGAGATTTCGCCAGTGGGGAGACCGGTGCGGGCGTCCATATCCTGGTCTTCCGGGGTCATCAGTTGAGCGGCATACGCGGCGCGAAATGCTTCAACGGCGTCCATGTCGAAATCGCCACCAATTCTGTTGGTCATTTGTTAGTTGTACTGGAACTTTGATTATTTTACCCGCTCAACGCTTCTTAATCTTCCCGGAGGTGTCTTGCAGCATCTTGCTATTTCCCATGAGTTTCTCCTCGTATTCTTTCACTTGTTTCTTCACGTCTGCCTTCATCATACCTTCCTGCAGAAGCTTCTCTTTCTTGGACTCAAGAATTTCAGGGGAGTGGGGGGCATTCTTCTCGCGCTCTTTCTTCGCCTTTTCCTTGCCCTTCTGCATTGACTTGACCGTCTTCTCCCGCTTGGCAAGTTCATCCTTGTGAATGAGAGTCCCGTCTTTGTCAAACTCGTGATCTTTCGGAAGCTCGGGTGGAGTGTATTCCTGGTGAATTTCTTTTGTCAGACGATCAAGAAGCTGGTCGTAGCTGTCCTTTAGGCGCCGTCTGCAAACGCCAGTGGCCGCCACAGTCATCGGTCCGCAGGGGATCCTGTGTTGCGAAATTTCTTCGAGTGCGTTCATGTCAGGCTCCAGATCGTGGGCGAATGCGACCGTCGTTGTGCTCGTCGTAGTGTACTCCCTTTCGCTTTTCTTTGCGGGGGTTTGAATCTTGGCGATTTGTTTCGCGCATCGACTGAATCATTGTGTCACGCATATCGCGAAGCTGCTGACGCGGCAGAGTGCAATGATCGCTATCACGGTAGGAACGATACCAGCGGCAAACTTCCGACGGGTCGTCTGCCTGCAGCATCATATTCCACACCCCGAGTGCTTGAGCGTCGGCCAAAGTTCCAGGTTTGAGTTTGGCTTCAATTTCGTGCCGCTCGGGGCGATTGAATCGTGTGTCTTTGCGCATTGTTAGTTATCACTCTCGCTCAAGGACGAGCTAATCTTAGTAGGGCGTTAAATTCAGACTCTGCTTGGACTTTTGTTCTCTTCAGTTCTCTCTTGTTATAGAACTGAGCGTCTGACTTAGACCTTGCCATTTCCTCAGGAGTTGCCCCGCTTTCTTTCAACGCCTGAATTCTTTGCTTGTCTTCGGTTTTTTGCCTTTCCCTTTGTTCTTGCACTCTAGATTTGATGTGTGCTTCTATTCCGCCTTTGGTTACTTCTTGTGCATGTTGAACAACAGCACTTAGGTTACCACTCTCGATTAACTTCGAAGTTTTTGAACCTCTGCCGGCAGAGTGAGCTGTCCTCAGGTCGTCTTTTGTGTCATCGGCATTACGGTTAGTCATCTTTGAATGCTGCCCTGCCATCGTCTCAACACTTTCGTCAAATTTCCGAAGACTTTCTTTTCTAGCTTTCGCGGAGCTTTGGCGTTTTGCAACTTCAGCGATCCTTGCCTTTTCCTCCACCGGGCTTTCTGATTTTGCCCTTCCGGGAACGTGAAAATTACCTCCAATTCCGGGAATTTCCTTTTCAAGTCTTGCCGCCTGCTCAGTTCCTTTTAGACGACTCTTAACTTGTTTTTCAACAACGGCGTCGTCTTCATACGCGTGAATAACCTTGTATCCAGCCCCTGATTTAACAACTTGATAGTTATTGTCCCGCTTTTCTTTTGCCAGCTCCGCAGCAATCTGTTTGGCTTTTTCTTCAGTCATTCCTGAGGATTGAGCCTTCGTCTGACCGCCGGTTGATTTTTCTTGCAGATGGTTTTTAACCTGATTATTAACTTGACTGTTACTGTAGTATGTGTGGGCTACCTTGTGACCGTCTCCCGATTTAACAACGTGATAGTTGTTATCTTTGTGTTTTTCCGCAAGAGCGGAAGCAATTTCCCGAGCTTTCGATTCAGGGAATGTTGTAGAACCCGAGGAACGGGTTGAGGGTGTTTTTTCAACCCCTGCTGCTTCAGTCCCTTTCCGGCATTTACCGCCAGTACCATACGCAGTGCCGTTAGGTCTCACACAACGAGTGAAATCGTAAGTTCCCTCCTCTGAGAACTCCACGTATTGACTCTGAGCCGCCATTTCGGCAAATTGTTGAAGAGCTTTTTCGGAAAAATGGCCGTTCATTGCTAAATGACGCTTTGACTTATTTTACCCCAACACAGGGTATTCAAATTGAGAGAATTTCATCAAGAACTTGGTCTCGGACTTCGGTAACGATGTCTCGAACTTGCTTCCCTCGATCTCCTTTGACACGAACGAACAGTTCGCCTGTTGAAGGATCTATATCCGCCGCATCGGGTGTAACTCTTTGTTTTACTTCTGCTTTAACTCTCTCAGAAGCTTGGCCTAAAATAGACCGGAATTTGGCAATGCCTTCTGTGTCACCCGCCTCGTACAGAGAAATCAGTTTTTCTATCATACGGCTGCTAACTTTATCCCCTTGATTGGTGTCCTTGCCCAGCCAGTACCACCTCTTGTCTCCTCGCCCGTGACTTTGAATGCCCCCGCCAACGGTCTCAGAGGTTCCCAGGTTATAAGCGATGATTTTGGTGAACAGTTTCTTCTTCAAGTCTGTATCTTCTTCTGCTTGCGCCTGTTTATAAAGCTCTCTAAGCATGTCAGCATTTTTGGCTCTTGCAGCTTCCATTTCGACCCGGTTCTTAAATTCAATCTGACGCATCACTTTGTCAAAATTGGCTTGCACTTTTGCTCTGCTTTCTGGCAGCAAATTGCCGTTTTCATCAAATTTGTAACCATGCTCTCTGGAACGGGCTGCCCACCAGGCCAAGTGAGGAGTGTTGCCTCTACCAACGTTGAGTCCGGTTTTCATGAAGGAGTAGTTCAAGCCTTGCTCAGCGGCTTTTCCTGCCGTTTCTTCAGCAACAGTGTGCTCCAAGTCGCAGTGTGTAATTGGTACTCTTAGGCCAGAAGCAAAGTCTCTGCCATCCTCTTCCAGGTAAATTCGAGCCAACATTTTCAAGCGATTATTACCGTAGGTTGAACCTTGGTCTTTCAAGGGACCATAATTTTCCGGTAAGGAATCTGACTTGGAGTCCTCTGAGAAACGACCTGCCGTTTCCTTCTTGTCTAAGGCCCCAGCTTTTTGAAGGTATTTTCTTTCAGACTCAGGTAGCATAGCTATAAACAAAGCCACTTCTTCTTCGCTCACTGGTTTTCTTCGCGCTTCTGCTAGAGGACGCAGTTTCTCTCCGAGTTCTTCGGGAGACATTGGATTGCCCTCCTTTTTGCGACTTTCAACCTCTTTCGAGAGTTTGTCGTAAGCTTCAAGCTGTTTGTACCGTTTTTGAATAGCTTCAGCTTCATCCGGAGAGATGGGAATTTTCTTCTCTCTGTCTGTAAAAGAGGCGGCAACTGCTAGCTCAACAACATTGTCGAGTTGTTTTTGGTAAGTTTCATTGTCTAAAACTCCATTTTTGGTGTTTTTGGCTCGTAAAGACTCCACCGCATTACGAAACTCTTTAATTCTAGCTTTAGGGAATCCAGCTTCCTTGTCACCTGTGTCTTCATCTTCATCCTCCTCATCCTCACCTTCTTTCTTCTTGGATTTATCTTGAGCCAACCTTTTGAAGTAACCTTCTGCTTCTTCTTGCGTCATTTTTCCAGAAGCGACACGCTCCATGAGCATATCCCTTACATCCGCTAGAGCCCCCTGCAAATCTGGGCTTAGTAGAGAAATACAATCGTCACCCCTAAATATGCAAGTGGCGTTGCAAGATTTGCCTTTTTCACACTTTTTTGTACCAGAACCAGAAAGATTTTCTTTCGCTCTTAAAATCTCTCCAGAGGTGTGAGTTCTGTTCTCTCCTTGAACTGTGTTAGATTTACTTGATCTGGGAGAAGTCGCTGGTTTGCCCGGCAAAGGCGAGGATGCGCCTGTAAGCCCTTGTCTTTGCCCAAGACGCTCTACTTTTGCATCATCCCCTTGCAGATTGCGGGAGTCTGCAAAATCAAACCAGCGGTACTTACTTCCCATTGCAATCAGTCTTCGTAACGGTCCAAGATGTGAGCGATGACGGAGTTGCGAACGATGTCCTCTTTCGAGAACTCTACGATACCAACTTCCGACAGGTGGCGCAGGCGATGAATAGCATCAACCAGGCCATTTTCCCTCCGGAAAACTTCCATATCAGTCTGTTTCGTGTCACCGATCAGGAGGATCTTCGAATCCTTTCCGACACGAGTCAGAACCGTTTTGATTTGCGAGGGGAGGAAATTTTGAGCTTCATCAACAATAATGAACGACTCGTTGAGCGACCGTCCGCGGATGTCTTCCAGCAGAACCGGCTCGATAATTTTCTTGTTCAGCAGATACTCACTTGCGCCATGCGACTTCATGATGCAGGGCAAGTTGTCAAGAACAGGCGCAATCAGGGGTGCGATCTTTTCGGAAAGGTCTCCAGGGAGTGCTCCGCGTCCGCGTTGGAATTCGACACCTACGTCACTCCGGACGTAGTAAATCTTGTCGAAGTCGCCAGAGGCAACACCAAACAACCCGTAGTGCAACGCTATCAGCGTTTTCCCAGTACCGGCGCAACCGTGGGCGACTGTGACGGTGTTCTTCTTAAGGGTGTTCCACAGATCTTCTTGCCGCCAAGTTAGAAACTTGGGGGGCATAACATCCATTCCTTTCGAGTAGGAATGCTCTAACATCTGGGCACTTTCAGCACGGCGAGCTTTGCGCTTTGTCTTTGAATCTAACATGTCTAAAGGGGTGGGACAGTCGGTGGGTAGGTCATACACTTTGCTGCTTAACAGGATTACATCCTTATCACCCCCTTCAGAACTAATGGGACGAGTCATGGTTGGAAGGGCAACTCGTACAGTGAATTTTACCCTACCTCCCCGACGAACACCGGGTGGCGGGTAAGATTGAAATAGCTTAGTGAACGCAAGTCCAAACAAAATGACAACAATCAACTGCCTTGGTCAGAGTTGTGACTGAAGATCAAAATAGGGAGTACAGTGTACTTTTTGGCGAAGACTTAAAAACGACGGTGGTTCAAACTCAAGTTGTAGATCTATGGGTAAACAACAAAATCTACAGCCTTAATCTTGCGAAGAGCAGGCTTGATAAGCTTGTAATAGCAATTTGGCACAAACCAACGAACGCGATCGTGGGAACCGTAACGGGAATTCAGCAGTATTCGTCCCACCTGCAAGGCAAATACTACTACCTCGGGGTCTTTATTTTACCAGGTCACTGTGACAGACCGAAGATTCTGAACAAAACGTACAACCTCTTGCGCAACTTTCAGCAACCCAACGTGAAAGGGGTTGCCATTCTTCGGAAAAACAGTAAAATCTCGGATAACCTCTTAAGAAGGTACCAATTCGAGCCTTCCGTTAAGGTGGATCTTTACTTCAAAGACTTCAGGGCAGCGGGTTGAAATGAAACTGCAAAGGAACGCAAGACTATACGCAACTCTTTACACGTTAAGCCATGTCGTCCTGGCGGTGTATCTTTACGTTTTCGGTCAAATCTATGCAGTAACCGCTTTATTCTTGGGACTGCTCATTTTCAATACCGCAACTTATGCGTTTATGCATAGGGCAGTTGCACACAATCAATTTCACTTTTCTCTCCGAGTTAAGAGGTTTCTGTGCAACCTCTTTTCAATGTGCGGGTTCGGTAGCCTTGCCGTCAATTGCGCAGTTCACACTCAACACCACAAGTATAGCGACACTCGGCTCGACCCGCACGACTTTCGTCGGATAGGTTTGGTAAAGACAATCTTCAAACAATGGGACGAAAAATTCTATCCACCTGTTAAGTCCTACGCGAGATACTTGAGAGACGACGAGATTCTTTTGCAGCATCAGAACAACGCAAAATTCTTTCTCTTTTCGTCCCTTGTGTTCCCCTTTATACCGGTGGTGTCTTTTTGGATGCTGAACCTAATCTTTATTGTGAATCATTCAGGTGAGGGGGAGGGTGATAGCTCTCTGAATGTTCCCTTCCTCTACCCACTGATGTGGGGCGAAGAATTTCATTCTGATCACCACACCCATCCCGAAAGAAGAAAGATGCACAAGCTAGACCTTATCTTCCTAATAGCTTCCTCTCTGGAAAAGGTTTAACCCCTTAATGAAGCCGCTCGGCGAAGTCGTCAAACCCGTTTTGCCCGCCACACCATCGTGAGTACCGGTCGTTCGGTACGTTGTATTGTCTCGCTCTTGCTTTCTGCAAATACTGGTCAGCTATTGGCGAAGTTGCCAATACTACGGTGCCGTGTTCGGCACGCATAATCTCACTGTTAAAGTCAGTCGGATGAATAGCCATGGTAATCTGTTGTAAACAACAGCAACTTTTTAGGCGGTTACCAATCGCCAATCACTCGTACCCGAGCCTTCCTCTGCCACCCCGTCTTCCGCTGGCGAACGGCGAACGGGAGTCGATTCCCATCGTTGAGGCGTCGTAATCCGGGTCGTTAATCGCGGTGTCACCCGAGAATAATTTCTGCCGACCTGTGCGAATCTCCCCGAAGACCGACTTATCACTGAGCCCCTCACGAAGAAGCTCCCCTTTGAATCGTTTGTTCTGAATAATCGTTTCCTGTAGGCCACGATCAGTAACGTCCATCTTCATCGCATAGTAAGTGAGCGCCCAAGTAAAAGCATCCGTGCTATCGTCATGACGAACGAATGGGAATGCGGTCAGTTCTTTAATGAAGGCGTCGGTCCAATGCCCCTGAACCAGTTTAACCCGACTGTTCTCGAGTAAAGGACAGATTGCCTGCAATCGCGTCGTCTTCGACTTCAGCGGTCGCATCTCTTCGATGGGGACTTTGGCTTCCTTTCGAAGAACTTGAATCAAGGAGTGCCCCGACGCGGCTTTCTCGATACAGAGAACTTTCGCCTGGTAGTATGTGTAGTTTTGCTTCACAGCTTCAACGAGATCTGGAAATCCCCATCGGCCTTTGACAATCTCGCGAATGTAAATCACAGTCGGATCACGCATGCTAATACCCGCCACGCAAATGGCCGTCTCATCCGCCATTTGTTTCTCGGAGAACGCACAGTCAGCAGCAAGCCACACAACATCCAGCGGCGGGCAATCCTCCTCGTCTACGACTTCGATCCAACTGTTTTTGACAATCTGTCCCTCTGCGGCAACCGGAACACCTTGGTAAAGCGCGGCAAACTTAAAGCTGCCCATGATCTTCTTCTGGGACTCAAGCATCGGCACCGAGAATGTCGGGTTGTCCGACCAGTGCGACTCCCCAATCTCCCGTTGAAGCGGGTCTAACGAAGGATCTTCGCAAAGTCCTGCGATGTTGATCCAACGCCATCCAAAGGGATTGTGAACCTCATCATAAAGACCGTCGCCGTCCATCAGAACGCCGTGTAGATCTTTCTCGTGAAAGCGAGTTGCGATAACCATCTGGCAGTAATGGTTTGTTCGACGAGTGGATGCTTGCTCCTGCCACCAGGATTCCAAGTTGTCCAGGGCTTGCTTTGAGTCCGAAGATTTCAAAGGGTCGTCAATCACCATGGCGCCAACGCCAGGGCTGTCCATATCCGTGGTTCCTGCGGTGAAACCGGTTAACACCCCGCCAACAGACGTCGCGAGAATGTAACCTCCACCAACCATGTCATACTTGGAATCGGGAGAGAATCCAAGCCACTCGGGGAACACCCTCTTGAACTCCTTCGACTTCATCATGTGAACTACTTCACGGTGAAACTTGAAGGAGAGGGACGCACCGTAAGAGGCAATAACGTGCTGAGTTTTCTGGTCTCGCCCGAGCAACCAGGCGAGGAACATGGTTGCAAGCATTGACTTTCCAGAACGAGGCGGGCAGGAAACAATCAACCGCTTATATCGTCTTGTTGCAAGATCCTCAAATGCCGAGCCGATTAGTTCGTGAAACGGGGCAACCTGGAGGTCGCCGTGCTTCATGATATCACAAAAAGCAAGAAAACAATCTCGAGCCGCTTTGTACTTAAAATCCTGTATAACCATGCGTGGTGCTTCCATGAGAGTCAACTCACGAATGCCTCGCTGGTATTTTCTCCAAGAGCTGTGCTCTTCGAGTTGGCTTGCTTTTGTGATTACCGGACGCATATCAATCTCCTGTCAGTTTCTTCAAGAGCTCTCCGACTTTCCCGTCGAACGCGACTGCTAATTCCTGCTCGCTCTTTGAATCAACTTGGGTTAGAGCAACGATGTCCGAAGTGATTTCTCTGTGTGCCTTGATCGCACTATTGAAGATGGATACGAGGTCACGAGTGGAGCACTCTTCCATCTGATTGGCAAGCTGGTCGAGAGCATCTTTGGCTACAAGAAGTGTGTCTTGAGCCAGAAGCTCTTTCTGTTTGATAATGTCTTCGCGTGATTTTGCCATTAGTGGAATCTCCGTTTACATTTTGCGCACCCGCCAGATGGCGGAGGCGGATTACCCCTGTAGCTCGTGATTTGCTTCAGGATTTTCTTGGCGGCTTCCATGTCACCTCGTTGAACAGCGAGATGATAATTGTGCCAAAGTTCTTGGGATGAGGTCATTAACAAGGAGCAATGGGACCAGGATTTCCGTCGCAAGGCAGGCAACCAAGTTTCCACAGAGAGTTGATAGTTGCCAACTCGAAGGAATCTTCGTGGATCCACCCTCTACCCTGTGGCGATTTCGCTACGAAGTAGAACCGTCCTTTGGGCGTCTGAATGAAAGTCTCCGGGCTGATGCCGATAAGAGCACCGCCGTCGAGGTAAAGTTGCTTCGCTTCTGGGTTCAACGGGTCGATGTTCAAGAAGGCATACCCGCCAGTCACAACGGCGAATTCACCTTCGTTGAATCCCGTAAACCACTCAGCGTACTTCGACGCACGAGAGGAAATCGGGTCGGCTTTCCCTGCAACGTCGTTCCAGAGTTCCACGGCATACCTTGCTAAAAACTTACCCGTAGGTGAGTAGAATACTTCTTCAATCGGTTCCGAAGTTTCTGCATCCCACACGGTTACAACAAGTCTGCCATCCTCAGTATAGTTATTGTTGCTCAACAAGTATATCGGTTGATTCAACGGATCTGGAAGAAAGACCGTGTCGGGATCACAAATGAACACCCAATCTCCCGACTGAGTGGCAGGGTTGCTCCAGCGAACCCCGTAGGGTGCCGAGTAATCTTCCAGCGGAGTCTTGTTGCCTGTGTACCATGGAACGTAAATCTCTCCGCTCGCCGAGTCAACAACACCGGCCAACGGAAGGCGTGTTTCCACGTTTTGACCGGGGAAGATTTTGCTGCAATCTCCACGCTGTACGCAAGGGTCAAGAGCAACGAAGGGAAGGGTTTCCTCAGCCGTTAGTACGTATGTTTGAGTGTAGGTGTACTGGGATTCTTGACTCAAACCTGTGAAATTCTCGTTTTGGCAAGTGAATGGCTCGATCACTTGAATCGAGGCACCAGACGGAACGCCGCCGTTAAGAGTAATGAAAGCACCCGTGATCAGTTGGGTCGCAAAGTCGTGACCGGACGACGTCAGATAGTTCTGACACGAGAAATTCAACTCGAAACTCATGTTTCGCTCAAACACCATCGGAATGCGATTCTTGACCGTGTTTGAAGAGCCAACGTAACGAACAACGATGTTATTTGTTTGTTGAACAACACCTTCGTTGTCAACCGCATCCGCAAGGCGGAGAACGTTGACGCTAATCGGAATCAACGGTGATGCGATCAGGGCATCAACAATGTATTGTTCGATACGGGATATAGTATTCAATTCCATGGCTTACGGGAAATTTGTGTTTGAACCGTCGATGTACCAACCACCGGCGTCGTTCGGTTGGGCTGTCAGAAGCGAGCCGCCGAGTTCAAGATAGTTGGCCGACGAGATCCAGTTTGGGAAATCGTTGTTCTGCCCGATTGCACCCCAACCGAGACGGTAATCCGGCGCTTGATCCCCTGCCGTGTCCGTTGTCCACCCTGAGAAACCTTTTCCAGAAACTGCGTTGTAACGTTGCGGCACACGCCACGACCGCATAATTCCTCGCGGAGTGTCAATCGCCGAGTCCCCATTACCTGCGCGGATCGCAGTCATTGCCATCTCGGCCTGCATCTGCTTCAGAGCAGCGTCATAATCTTTGTAGACGTCTTCTCTGCGGCGAACCGTATCCAGGTAATAGCGAGCGATAACCAGAGCTGTGCGGCGGCGGTTGCTGGTGATTAACACCATCCCAGCTTTCCCAGACTGCTCAATGTAAGAGTCAATCAAGGAGTTGGCGTCTTGAATCGCCATCTGAAGCTTTGCCACGTTTACCGAGGTGGCTGCCGCATCATCAATGTTGGTGAGTTGAATGGCTTCTTTCAAGCCGTATGCGACAATAAAGTCGTCTGGAGAAGCACTTCGGGGATCGGACTTGTGACTGGTTAAAACCCCCGAGCGATTCTGATACGGGAAACCGTAACCGCCGATTGTTTGACCCAGGTTGGCCTGAATTCGAGAGCCGTCGGTTGACTCATCCGGTGCGAGCGTGTTTCGCGCTGCAACACGGTAAAAGGCGCGAACGGCATTGCGCTTCTTGACAACGTCATTTGCAGAGGGAGGAATTGGGCCACGTAGGCACAAGTTAAGATCAAGAGGCGGCTCGTAGGATACGAACGCTTGGTCCCACGGTGTCAGAGTGCTGTCTAACCCAATCGACACCATTGTGTCCGATGAATAGATCAGAGTTTCCACCCCGTACTGCCCGTAATTTACGGTGAACGAGGTTAGCGGGACCGGCACATTTGTGTCCAGTGGCGCGTCAAAATACAGAACGACTGTTGTCGGAGTCGAAACCAGAATTTCTTTAATCTTGGGCGCGGCCATCAGCTTCCTCAGGTGTAAAGATTGGTGTTAGGGTCGTTAGAGAACGGAAGGTAACGCTCGCTGACCCAGAATGAATATGCGTCTTTCGGAACCTGGATAACGTAACCTTTGACGGACCGGTATTTGCAGTGTTGGAGGTAGTTTGACGCCAAACGCAAAGGCCACTCGTCTTTCCAGTTTGTTTCCCAGGAGTCGATTGTTATCAGAAAACCTTCGATAGTATAGTCGATTCGGGCAACAATCGAACCTCCCCTTTGCTCATCGTTTGGGTAAGGGGGATTACTATAGTCGAAAGTTTCTGAGACTCTTTCGAATGGCTCTCCGTCCCACTTCACCAAAAGATAGCGAAGTTCTTCCGGCGGATCTTCATGATACAGAAAATCCTGAAAAAGCCAAGTTGGCGAATAGATACTGGGGCGACGAATTGCCATAGTTCAAGAAGGTGGCTCGTACCAAGTGGCTTTTCCGCCGTAAGGGTTTGGCCGAGGAGAAGTGCCATATCGGGAACTCTTCGCCATCGCTTTGGCAGAAGTTGGGAAAACAAAATCCCAGATTGACTGCTCATTGACCGGCTGTTCCGCGTCTCCACGGGAGTCGGGGGGTTGTTTGCCGTCATTCTCACCTGCGTGACCGTGGGCGAGGTCAACGTGACGGACCCAGATGTATTTCCCTTGCCGTTTCAGACAGACGCACATCCAGTCTGAACTCATAGGTCCGCCTTCTTCAATAACGGTGCAGCCATGGTTTTCCTTTGATGCCGGTGGAAGACTTCCTGCAGGGTAGATCGGAAGCCGGACCATCGTGCTGTTGTCCGGCATCTTCAGTTTTTTCTCAGCGGTTGAAGCCAGAAGTTGAGGATCGTACAGAACGTCTTGCAGGATAGAATACTGGTATTCACCACTTGACGGAACGATGTTAACCCGTTTTCCAACTAAACCTTTCGGTTGTTTCCCTTTGAACGCAGGAGATGTGTCAATCCAGTGCGATGGTTTCGACTGCTCCCCTTCCCGTTCAGCGGAAAATTCTCCAGTGGCACCAGAGATTTGGGGGATTTCGATATTGTGGTCGTCGAAGATAACCTTCACTCTTCCCCGGTTGAGCGGGTCGTTGATGTCAACGATCGTGCCACGAAGAGTCCCCCGTGGCAACCCGGCAAACTTCATGTTTGCTTCGGTTGCATTGAGCATCGCAACAAAGTCCTGCACAAAAGGAGAGGCTCTGAGTTTGATCATGCTCAAATACCTTTACGAGACTTTGAGAATTTGGGGATGTTTCGAGGGTGAAGTCTAACTGGTTTTGGGGTCAGCGGGGTTCGTTCTCGTTTTTCTTCGTTGCTCGTAGGAATTACACTCTCGGCGGGGACGACTTCTACCGGGTTTTCTGTTTTTTCCTCCGCTGTTGGTTGAAGTTCTTCTTCCATGGTTTCGAATGAGTTCTCTTCAGGGGTGTTTACTGGTCTACGTCGTCTGGAAGCCATGTGTTGGTTAGAGACTGGTTAATTTTACCCGTTTACGACTTTTCAGATTCAGTCAAAGAAGCCTGCAGGCGGCGGTTCGCCTATGAGCCAGTTTCCGGGTTGATCCGTATAGCCTGCAATGTACGGAGCAGGATCACCAACTGGCCCGGTCCAGGGGTAGTTTAAACCGAAGAATGTGTAGTTCGGGTTGGCTAAGGTGGATATAAGAGGTTCGTTCAGCCACCACTTTTTCTTTCCTTGGTTTGGGGGAACGGGCGGAATGGGATCAAAAGTGAAAGCAGCAGCGACCCTTGTGTAGCTTGCTTGGATAGTAACGTTTACAACACCTTCGCTAGTGTTTCCGACGAGGTCTGTAACACGGAACTGAAAAGGTTCACTCACCTGGGTGTAGTAAGGGGGTGTGTAAGGGCTAAGGTCGCCAACTATCGCGTTGGTTAAATCAACAGTGTATTCGAAATCTCCGTTTGAACTCAAGGTGAATACACCGTAGGACCCAATAGAATCACTGATAAGCTCAAAAATTTGGTAGTCCGGTCCCCCAACACCAACAACAGGCGACACGGAAACTACCGGAAGGGTGGGGTTGGGTCCAGGGGTGTTAACTTCCCCGGTCAGCAGGTTTCCACCGATGGTTTCAAGAATGCTTCGAATATAAATAGTCTGTTGTATTGCAACAGGGGGCGAGGGTGGTTGCGGGGTATCAGACCACACAAGAACGCCCGCTGGGTTAGCACCAGCCCAAACTCTTATAAGTTGAACGCCTACGACCGTTGCGTATATGACTGAACCGTAGGTAGCAACAGGAGCGCTAAGAATGGACCAACCGTTATTCTCGAACGGGGGGTCAAGGTAAGGTTGTACGGAAACTGGTTCAGGTCCTGAGTAGTCTAAATCCAGGTAAGGGACGTCGTTATAGTAACTTGAGTCCTCAATGTATATCCTGGTCCTGTAGAAGACGCCGCCGGGTCCATAAACTGACCCCCAATTTAATACGGCAGCAGAACTTGGCGGTAAGCACGCGGGCACGCTGTATGCGGGTTCGCTAGGAGGGAACGTTAAACGTTCTCCGTCAACTGTATACCCGGATTCTAACGGAGCTGGGTCTGGAACGACTGCGGGGCGAAGTTCGAAGGGGGGGTACCCAGGCGACAGAGTTTGGCCGATCGCGTAGGAGGCATCAAGTTCTTGTTGTGTTGTCTGCGAGATAGAGATTTCCCAACTCGCGCCAGTTGAGACACCCAACGTACAAACTGGGGGAGTGTGTAAATATAGCTTCCCTAGAAGCGAGCCAGCAGGAATCGTGTTCAAAGAAGTGTTTAAAGCCGTACACACGAATACGTAGTCGGGGCCGTTTCCGATCCTCACGGGGGAGAAATAAGGGCCATTCGGTCCCCAGGGTGAGCCAACCCAGGCCCCTAACACACTACCGGTGTAATTCACGTCCAGGAAGTCGTACCCTGTCCCCGTTATGGGGAAAAAGTAGTCGAGGTCAGGGGTTCCGGCAAGTGGGGTTAAAGTGAGAGTGAAAAGATTGTATTGGCCTGCGATCAAAGGGTCGCTACCCGCAGGCATAACAATATCTATAGTAGTGTAATCAGTCAAAGGTAAGGCATAAGGGGAGGGAGCCTCAGGAATTAAATCAATAGTGATCGGCGGATAACCGGGAAGGCAGTCGTTGTAAGCAATCGTCCAGGATTTACCAATTAGATCATCGTAAGCGGCAGTGGCAAGTACAGTCCAATCCCCGAAGCAGGCGTTAGTTCCCCCGTCAATACTCAAAGTTCCCCCAGTTACCCCGCTAGTGTCCAAAGAAACGAGAATGTTTTCGATGCTTTGAAAGGTAAGCGCACAATTTTGCCAAGCAAGGTTGAAGTTGGTTGCTGTGCAAGTGTCGAACATTCCAGCAGGGAATGTGCTGAGACTTTCGCAATTTTTCCAAGCAGCGACGAAATTAGTTCCGCTGCTAACGTCAAGTAGAGGGAAGGAGGTTAGACTGGAGCAACCTTCCCAGGTGCTAGTAAAAGTGGTACCCGAATCAACAAAAATGAACGGAAAACTTGTCAAACTGCTGCAGTTTTTCCAAGTTCGGTCGAACAGAGTAGCCGAGCTCAGATCCAAAGCTCCAAAACTCGTAAGACTCGAACAACCCTCCCAAGTCTGTACGAACTCGGTTGCGTCTCGCAACTGGTTGTATAGGTAAAGCGTGGAGATAGTTGCCATTGAAGAGCAATTAGCCCAAGTATAATTGAAATTAAGCCCTGAGCTGAAATCTTTGGGCGGGAAACTCTCTATAGAGGTGCAGCCTTCCCAACCGTATGATAAATCCACCAATCCGGCAGTGTCTACATTAGGGTCACAGTTGAAATTTGGCATGACTATTCCGGGTTAGCTACGGGGAAGGACGTTAGACTGCTGCAGTTTAACCATGTGGCTAGAAAGGTGGGCGAGTCTATAGGAGGAGGCGTCGGCAAGATTGTCACGGTGATTGGCTCCTCGGGTCCAGAAGGCTCAGTCGGGCATTCCGGGACGATGTAGAGAGTTTTAGGTTGAGTTTCAGGAACCCTCCAGGAAGCTTCTTGTTGCGGGTCAAAGAAACCGTCCTCAGCAGCCGAAGCATCTGCCACGAAGTAGGCGTAGCAAATCTTGTAGTTGTTCGCGTCAACACTGTAAGTTCCCGACGGGTTGTCGCACGTTGGCGGAAACTTGTAGATGCTTGCGTCCCACACTGGCGGTTCAATCAACTCAAGTGTTGCGTCTAGAACATCGTTAACGTAATACCCTGTCAAGAAACCACAGGCATTCACGTTCATGTACACGCCTTGCCAGTTGCCAAAGTTTTCCGTCGAAAAATCAACCAAACGGTTGTGTAGGGGGTCGTACTCAATGAATTGCGCCTCGGCAAACTCATCGTAGTCTACATCAACAGTCGGGCGAACCGAAGCATTTGTGTAAGATGCGTCGACAGATGCAAAGTCGTCGTAGACCACCGTGGAATAGAAGTACGGCTCGGAGTACACATAGGTGTAATCTGTACGATCGCCCCTTAGGCAGATTTCCTCATAAATTTGCGGAAGACTTGCCGGAGGTGGGCAATCCATCTTTTCCGGCTCAACATTGCTGCCGAAGTATGCAAAGTTTTCACAGATCAGTGCGGTCTTCTGCCAAACAGCCTGGTTTCGACCGTAATCCAGCGGCATGCGAACAAAGAAACGCTGCCAATTGTCGAGAGCTGGGCCGTTATTAAGGTCCGCAACTAACGGGTTTGGGTAAATGTCTCTGTTGACGAGTTCGGTGGTGTCGGCTGCCTGAAGCTGCTGTGTTTTCCACAACCTCAATGGAGCCTCGGCGTCGTAAACGTTCGGTGACATCTTGTAGGTTATACCGCTAAACACCAAAGAAGAGATGTCTAGGCGATACGACGACGTAAGAGAGTCAGATATTTCAATAACCGGGAATTGTGTTCTACCTGAAAGGCTGAAAGCCCGGTACAGAATACCGTAGAAACCAAACTTAAAACTAGCAAACACACAAAATTCAAAATCGTTTGTGACGTAACTTTGCCCGAACTGTAGAAGATTACCGTTACAGTAGAACCGCACCACGGTGGGGTCGTACCCATCCGGCGGAGCGGACAATGCTACGTTCTCGTTTAATGAAATCCAATCCGACCCGTAGAAAATCTTTGCGTTTCGATTAGGAACATCGGGGTTCGCGTAGTCCCACCAGAGTTCACCCTGTTGTAAGGAGGAAATAGGAACGTCCGCCACCGACACGTCGAGCGTCGTGAGAGCAAAATCGTAGTAAAGTGAGCTGTTAGCAATGAACTTTAGGATCGAATCTGGGAACAACGTCCAGTCAAACATGTTGTTTTCCTTGACCAGGACCGTCTCATAGGCACCACTAATGTTGATCTTCAGATTGTCGATCGAGTAGGTTGACCCAAAAGGGGCAAGACCAAGAGAGTTCAGTATATAGGCAGGCACGTTCAGGGGAATATGCTCACTCGCGACTTCAAAATTAGCAACATTTGCAAACTGGAACCGAATCGGGACCCAGTATTGAGTGCCCGGTTGAGGGTATAGGTAAACAACACCCGGTCCCCCAAACTGACCTTCAATGTTGAGTACGTTATCTGAGCTAGACAACCCTGTGATGTTCGCAATGGCTACGCAGAGTGTATTCTCGGGCACTCCTGCGGACTCAGCCACGAAAGTAGCAACATCTGGATAAACGTAATCGGGAACGATTTCTTGGTCCGGAGCCTCGCGATATACGATCTCAACCCAGAAAGGACATTCCTCCTCTTGTTCAATCTGAATAGCAAGTTTTCCAGAGGTGCTGTTCCACCACAGTTTTCCGGGCGGAAGTTGCCCTGGAATCCCCGAATCAATAACCGCCCTTTGAGCGTAAACCAGGTCTACAATATCGTTAAACTCCAGCTCGCGAACGATCTCCGGCAAAAACAGCGAATTGTTCTCATCAAAACCATGAATCGAAAGGCTGTCGAAAGCTAAATTGAAGGGGAGCGGACCGCCTTTGTTCCCCCAGGCGCCGAGGAAGTTATCTAGAACACAGTTGATGTTCCAGTCCGAAGGGTCAACCCAATTTTGAACTTTGACCTGCAAGTGGGACACAACCATTGATAGCGACAAGAATGCTATCACCCCAAGGGAGTTTTGCCCTAAGTCCGCAGGAAGGCTAAGAACCCACCTTTCGGTGTCTTGATCGTACACCGAGGCAATGTCTACGTTATAGGAAGTGTCGTAAGAAAGAAATACTGGCTGGTCGAAAGTATACACCGATCCCGCAAAGATGATGGGGAAGATGTAAGGGAAGAGCTCAGTAGTGTCGTAACTCGGGTAAAGGGTTAGGATACCGTTCTCATTCTTGCAATGAAACGCATTATCCCCCGCAACACCCACGGTTGGGCGGTAGAACGGCGCCGGTCGTGCTTCAACAACATCGATTCGAAGTTGTGTGTTGTTGTTAATTTCGGTGAAGAAAGTATCATCAACTTCGCCGAAGTTTAAGGTCATGCCGCCGGCATTTTGCGACAACGACAGAATCGTGTACGAGTTAGTGCCGAGGTACGCCGTTTGAGATGCCTGAATTCTTTCGTCTTTCTCAATCTCAATGACCGCCACGCGGGGGGAGGAGAAATCGTCGATATTTTCCCACGTTTTGACAGACAGAATGCGAGGGATTACATAACTTTCGTAGACGCCAAATGTCCCTCCTAGTAATTGCCTCTTCTGAGAAACTGTTCGGGGGAGATTTGTCCAATAGTTAGCCCCGCTCCACCCTAGCATTTGTGCCAGGAAGTCCAGTTGGCCGTTTACGCGAGACTTAACAAGGTCAACTTGAGACGCTTGATCAGGAGAAAGATATTTGTTCGTAAAATTACGAAGCTCGAACTCACTCGGACTAAAACTAGGGTTTGCTGTTGTCATTTAAGTTAACTCCACTCCGTAATTTTCCAGGGTCAAATACTCCTGACTTAGGCAAACATCCGGGCTCATCCACAGCACAGAATAACCTGAAATTTGCTCGTAAAAGTTGATCAAGTCCTCGTCGAAAGGGCGAGTCAACCAATCGGCGATAGGTTTGTAATCGCGGTGAATGACAGGTCGAACATCTTGTATGTCGGTGAGGAAGAAATTTGAGTCAACATCGATATACGCAAGATTGCAGTATGTTACGGTAATCTCGTCCCCTTCCGGGCTAAGGACTTTGCTCGGCTCGGTTCCTGCCGGGTATATCGCAAGAACGCATCGCGACGAAGGCTCTACTTGTTGAGTTACCTTCGTAACAATTCCTGAGACCGTGATGGTTTGAAGCTTGACGTTAAAATCGGTAAAATCAACCCTCCACCCGGTTTGAAAACTGGGCGAAGTAATAGTGAACTCGAAGTACTGACTTGTGTCGTCTTTTGACACGGACACGGTTGAAACTAAATTCAAACCCGATTCATCTAGATAGCTAAGTGTGGCGTTTCCTGAGAAGATCATTCCCTTGGGGCAACGGAGGACAATCTTCGAGTATGCTGACGCAAGGACTTTTTCCGGAGAAGTCGACGAACTCTGGAAAGTTTCGTTGCTAACCCACTGGATGAAAGCCTCAGAAGGTTGCTGGAGAGGGGGGAAGAAACTGTCGGAGTTCGACCAGTAGGTTGTTGAATTTAGAAACGCATTCAAGGCAGGGTATCGCCAACCAACAACCGAGTCACTGCTTGAGGTGATTAGCAGTTTAGTTCCAGTCAAAAGGTAATCTTCAACTTGGTACAGATGTTCGAGAGGCGCATCATCGTAGCTAAGCTGATACGCTACCAGATAGCGTCCGCTATCAAAGTCCAACTCTTTCAAGTTGATGATTGCAGGCGGAACAACAATCGTTCCGTATTTCCACACAACTTGACCAGACTTTACAATCAAGTCCTCAAACGTTGGCGAAGCCACAACTTCCAGAGAGTTTGGTCCGAAAATGCCTTCTCCCCACGGAATGTAAACGTAACCAACGTCTTGAATTCCGTTCAGACTAACAGCGGTGTTCGACGCTGGCAGAATGTCAAAGAAATTTACCTGGTAAGTCTCGCTAGCCGCTGGCAATCTTCGGTAGATTGGCCTTCCGCCGGGAATCCACTCGGTTGGCCGACTTTTTAAGTTCTTGACCTCGATAGACTGAACGGACAGAGTATTAACACTTCGCCGTTGAGAGGTCGTCTGAAGAGTTTGAACTCCGCCGTTTATAGGGACAAGTTGTTGACTCATAGACTCATCGTCCCGTTTCTATAGTTTGGAGGCGAGTAAAGATAGGTTGTACCTGTGAACCACGAAAGCTGCGGGGTTTCCGTCGCAGTCGCAGTGTTCTCCCAAACGTAGGAGAAAGAAGTCGAGGCATTGCTAAATCGCTCTTCGTTCTTTGGAATCAGTGTGATGTCTGCGATGCCTAACTTGATCGCGGAGATATCTCGGCCGAACTGAGACCTGATCTGCTCATCGCAGGTGTAAACGTTCACGTACCGCAGAAGATTGCCGGCGTATTCTTGAATTCTGGCAGTGTTCGTTACCACTGTGTTTGTCCAGTCCGTCACGGTAGGCTGCGGCGTGAAAGCACGCATGACTCGGTAAAGGTTCCTGCCATCTTCCGACGTGATCGTATCCTCAGAGTACAGAGCGTAAGCAGGGTTGAAGTACGGGACGTAAGGAAGCGTGAAGAAACCTTCCCCAGCGAAATCGCGGGAGGGGACAAAAATACCGTTCTCGAGGTAAACCGAGAAGTCAAACAGGGGAGTTACGTTCGTTGTAGCAGTGTACGACAGAACAGTGCTACCTTGCCGGAAAAACGTGGTGTCACCTCTGAAGAACCTAAACATTCTTGTTGGAGTCGTGATATCCCCGTTGCTTATGGCGTTTGCAAGACTGACCCGTTGAGAAGGAGTGTAGGCAAGGGGAATAACGAGGTTTTCTTGAATCAGGTCGTTGATGAGAGTGCTGTTCGGGGTGAAGTACTCGGTCGCAACAAAATACTGCGGTTCAGAAACACTCGACTCCCTGTACTCAAGGTACGTTCCTACCGGGAAGCGAGGTTTGTACTTGTACACAGGCAGACCGAGATCCGCATTCCGTACAATGATCTCTTTGATAATCCCAAGTTCAACAAGAAGGTCGAAGTATTCTTTCGTCGACAGAGTGCTAGGCTCGTAGACAAACCCTTGCAGAACGTAGGCGAATTTGTTCACGCCTCCCTTTAACGGATCTACATAGTTGTAGTAAGGGTCGGCGATGGCGTTAGGCCCCGATCCGATTTGGGGAGTGGTTACCCATGTACCTGCAAAGTAGGATTCACCGGAAGAAAGAACGTTTGGTGTAACCGGAGACCCGAGAAGACCCTCAGCAAGAGCGCTCGTAGTGCTGTTTGAAGGGGGATTTAGTGTGAAGTTTTGCTCAACAACCCAAACCAGGCTTCCTAACCGTGGAACGGTAACTGTAGCAACCGGGATGCTAAAACCATCACCAGAACCGCTGTTCCCCAAACTAGAATCAGACGCTGTTAAAACAGAATCGGGGGTATACCCCGTTCCCGCGAACCCTAGGTTGACGGCTGTCACGGAGCCGCCGGTAACTGTGATGGTTGCCTCAGCGTTTTCTCCGGGACCTGACAGATTGAGTAATGGGACCCCGGTGTATGTGCCATCAGTGTAACTTAGACCGGGGGTGATTGGTCCGAACGAGGAAATGGGGCCAACCAGGAGCTCTTGCGGAGTTTCCGGAATGAATTGCCCGTCTCCCGGAACGTAGTCGTACTCAATAATCTCAGGGTTGTACGCACCGCTTACGGTGCTTGCGTAGCTATTCCCAACAACCCACGGGGAGTAGGTTTTCTGACCCGAAATCTTGCCTTGTGCGATCAAGACCGGAATTTCAGTCTTCGATCCGATGTTAACATTATCCAGAATTACCCGAAGTGACCCGTCGCCCCCATCGGCGGGGCTCCACCAAACTACGTCGCTCTGCAGAAAACTTCCAGCTTGCAGACGCTGGATTTGTTTCATCTGAAGGTTGTTGTAAATTGTCTGGTCTTTTTTGCTGTCCGAGTACGGGGTGAAAGAAGTCGTTGCAGGATAGTATTTCTGGGAAGGAATCGTTTCCAGAACCAAATCGTCTTGGTTCACAAGATACTCGGTTGGTTCGAAAGCGTAAACCTGTGTATAAAGGGCTGCGGTGGGTCCGAGTTGAGGCGGAGTATTGAATGCTTTGGCTGTGACGATGCGCGGGTTCACGTATCGCGACGGGGTATCGAAAGTTAAGTTGAAGGCTGAATCAACATCGCTGACGCTTGGGTCAGTGTACGCAGGAAAGACGTTGCCTGGCTGCAGAATCTGAAACAGCCGGTTTCTAAAGTCCAGAGAAGCATTTCGCAGGTTAACTCCGTAGGAGCTGTTTGCGTCAACTTCTAGCGTGATATCGTACTGAACCTGGCTTAGTGTGAGAGGGTACAGATGCCCCGTTGTGCCAATCGGCACTGAAAAGTTAACAACGTTTTGGCCTCTGCTCAGCTGTTCTTGCGTTAACTCCACTCCGCCTGGTCCAAGAACGAAGAAAGAAACTTGTCCGCTAGGTAGGATGTAGTCCGTCAGATAGTTGTAAGAGTACTCGGACCCTCTGTTGGGTTGCACTGAAGTTTGTGTGCCAACACCGAAAAAGTCGATGAAGAAATCTTGCCAATCCTGTGAGCTGACAGGGTTCTTCCGGCGAATCAGCGTGAAGAAACGTTCCTGAACCTCTTGGTAAGTTTCAACGTCGGATCCACCAGTAGCTGGCTGAGGGTTAATCGCGCTTAACCCAGCAACGTTTACAGCAGAGGATCCTACGATTGCGTTTGCAGGGACGTTATACTGAGAACCTACAAACTCCGAGTAAACAGGAACATAGAGAACAGTTTCACCCGGCGGAAATGTGTGGTTCTCAAGCGTTACGAAGCTGAAAACTTCGCCACCGGTAATGTTCGGGTCGGTAGTAAAAGACGAACCAGACGGAACTGTGACGGCAGAACTTGATGGGGGTATGGTTAACGCCAAACGCGCAATCGACGCCGTACCCAGACGCCTCATGGCACCCAGGAAAGGGCCAATCCATTCAAGCAGGATCTTTTCGGGTAGTTGATTCAGCCAGAAGAGAAATTCGCCTTGTGCGAAGACCTGCCCCTCAAGCAAAGCTGCCAGGGGGTTTCCAGAGCTAAAATCGTTAAGGGTTTGATTAGACGCTTGATAGACCCTCTGCGAAGCCTCTTGAACAAGCTGCGCCTCATTCCGGGGATCAATGGAAACAGAGGGTAGCGGAGCATATCTAGGCATCAGTTAACCTCAGCAGGGATTGCAAATCGTTGTGCTTCTAGGGGGTACAGGTCCCAGGGAGTAGTTGTTGCACTCGCAAGATTGTCCGTTGGAGTCCTCAAGATAGTACCAGCCGTTGTCAATTACTAGGCTATCCAGAAGATATTCAATCTGATCTTTCAGAACGAGTTTCGTAATCAGATCTTCGCTTTGCAGCGCGTCAAATTTCTGAGGGATTGTAGCAGGAGAAATGCCTGCCGCGTAAAGGTATTTGTCGTTCGTCGTATAACTTTTGGGAGCGTTGTCTCGAACGTTTTCGGGGTTTCCCGTGGCTGAGCTGTAACCAAAGTTCCACACACCGGAAACTACTTTTGTTCCGGAGATGGCGTAACCGCCCTGAAAAACGTCACCCTCTAAGTTAGGCTGCGGGGTCGCCAGTGTGACATATCTGGAGTCAAGGCCATTCGGGCCTGCAGTGATGAAAGAATTTAGGCCAAGCGGAGGGTAATGCCAGTCAAGGTCTTGACCGTCAAACGAAATTTGCTTAGCACCATTCAGCCACTGGCTTGTAACGATGACACCACTAGAAAAAGTTGTCTTCATGAATCCCTACGGATTACCTTCTTGCATTGGTTTTACCCTACTTGCGGTGTACCTTTGCAGCGAGTACCTTTAAGATGTTTTGTAAGGTTGCCAACATTCATGAGCATGCCACAATGGGGGCATGGTTGTTTTTTGGCGTTGGTTGCGGATACGGCCTGAGACTGAGCGGCTTTTTTGTGTGGCGGTTGGGCTCCGGGTTTTTTGGCACTCTCACTCATTTTTTGACGTGTTTGTTTGTCCCAACGCTCACCGTCAAAAAACACCCGAGTGGCTGCAAAGTTTCGGCGAGAGGAGGTTTGAGAGCACCCTATTTTTGTACTCTCGTCCCACCACTCTGTCCCACCAAACTCGCAAACCACCCATTCACCCCCTATCAAAAACTCGCCCATCTCACCAAAGTTCACAGGGGCGGGATGGTCTTTTATTCGATAGGGGACAAACCTATTTGTTTTACGTTTGTTGTAACTTTCGTCTGCGATAATGACATTGAGCTCAATGTCGAGACCCGAAACCAAAACTCCCTTTTGAGGGTCAATGTGCTCAACGGTAAACATAAAAAAGCCTCCAAGAGGTAACTCTTGAAGGCATTATAGGAAAGTAAACTAAAAGGTAAACCCAGTAGTTCAAACACGCTCCCAGTAGTTCACCGTGAACGCACACTCGATCGTCTGTACGTTTCCGCTTTCGCGATCTACATCAGCGGTTGTGATTGACTTGTACTGGCAACCGTAAAGAACGTATTGGCCACCACCCACTGCTCCACCGGCACCGGTGCAGTCTTTAGGGGTTACGGTAACCGTAATGTCTTCGCAGTTGTAGGAAAGCCAGAACTGTTCCAGTTGTTTGAAGATGGCGGGATCGTACGGGGCTTCCAAAGTCACGTCATCCGCAGTGCGTGGGCCAATAACGTGGTACAGTCTGTTGCCAGATCCGTTCGCGTACCGGCTGTCTTCGGCAGAATCTTTCACGCCGCTGAACTTGGTGAACACCGCTGTAAAAGTGGGTCCCCCAAGGGCGGAGAAAGAAACCTCGTACTGCGATTTGGTAATCGGTCTTAAAATAGCCATGATGATACCTCCTTAAGTATTTCTTGGATCAACCAAGAATGTTGGAGATCATCGCACCAGAACCGATAAGACCCGTAGCGCCAAGGCCAACCAGGTTAACAACACGCTCAACAGTGATTTCAGCACGAACCACGCGACGCTCACGAATGTAGTACTCGGGGCGCACAGCAGGGGTGCCGGTCAGCTGATAGGTGTAGGCGAAAGCAGGGGTAGCAGCGTTAGCGCCACCAGCAGGCATTACGCTGTCTGAAGGACCATTGGGGCTGTAGAACAGCAGGATTCCGTTTGAAGGGAACACAGGCTGCAGGGTGCCATCGGTGGCAAGATAACGACCTTCAGCAACGCGCAGACCACGCTCAAGACCGAAGTAACGAGCCAGAAGATCTGTGTCGATTGAATCGGCAGTCGTGTACTTGATGCGCTCAAGGATCGCTTGGTTGGTCAGCAGTTGGTCAAACACAGCGGTTCCCAGAACCATCGAGTTCGGGCGAATACCAATCTGGTTGGCAACCGAACGCTTCAGGGTCAGGATGTCCTCGATCGGGTTGGAAGTCAGTGAAGACCAAGCCGAAGGGCCAGTAGCAGAACCGTAGGCGGTGTTGAAGTTAGCCCAGGTTGTGAAACCCAGACCTGTTTGAGTGCCAGCACCAGCAGAAGGCTCGTAAGGGTTGTAACCAGCGGTTACGGTTACAGCCTGGCTTACAGTGTACTCGTAAGCATTCATCAGGCGGCTCATAGCGTTGCGAGTTTCGATCGCACGCAGATCAACCTGAGCAGGACCTTCGCCAGCGTTCTCGATGACTTCTTCGGGCAGTTCCCAAGCCACGACTTCTTGCTCGAGCGCGTAAGGCTCAGCATCGTAACGGCTTTGAACGAACGGAATGTTGGTTCCGTACGCACGACGGAAATCGTTGATGGCGAATTGCTCTTTGCCGAAGCGCAGAATGCGGCCAGCACGAGTCGGGGTGTCAACAACAGGGGCAATAAAGTTGGCGATATTAGTCGCCGGAAGCATGAAACCTTGTGCGAGCGTAGTCAGAATCGGATCTACGCCAGCATAGGTTTGCTGGAGCACTTTGTTATCGTGATGACTCTTTATTCACCACTTCTCACGATTTCGCGTGAGGTCAGACTATATCATCATCTCGGATTTTTTCCTCGGCTCCACCCATCCCCAGGGTGTTTTTCCGACCGAGTTCTAATCACGACTTCATCTTCTATCTTCCAGTACCATTTTTGACGAGAGATTTTTTCACTTGTTTTTTGTTTTGACTCGTCAGTGTGTTTGGAACCTTTTCGAGAACACCGGTCTCTCATTGAAGGGTCGGTTTCCCAAACCTTACGCATAGATCTACCGATCTTGTCTCGATGAGTTTCTGTTTTCTCTTGACCTTTCAAAGATTGAGAGATCTTGTCACCCCAGGTGACTTTCCTTCTTTTGTTCGACTCGGCTATGAGTTTAGATTTTTCCTCACAGCCCTGGATGTAAGCAAGCGATTTGTAGGTTTTTGAGCCTTTTGAACCACACATGATAGCGGCACATTGCGCTATTTTCCTGTGTTCTGGGAAAGATTTGTGAAGTAACAAATGAAGAAGAGCATGCTCTCTTCGTGTAACTATCACAACATTCTCCTCACCATAGTCTCCACCGAGGGACCCCGGAAAGATTCGGTGTTTCTCAAGGAAATCACCTTTTCGCTTCTTTCGACCAATGTCAAGAAGAGAGCAACAGATACGAAGATAACGATTGAAGTAGTGATCGATCCGAGCGTCGGGCACTCGTGGAAAGTTTATTCTTGGGTAAGTCACTTTCTAGTCGTTGAACCTTTTTACTTCAAACCTATTATACAATAGGTTACCCGAAGTAAACTTGGCTGCTGATTTCCCTCGACTAAACGTTAGGGGGTCCCAGCAATTCACCCGATTTTCCATCCGGAATCACTTCCGGTGGGAACCAACTCGATTCATCATGGGAGTATTCTCCTAATGGGGATTAAACGACTTCAAATGGTTAAACCACAGTTGGGACTTACACCCGGAGGATGCCCAACTGAAGTTAGTTATCAAGCGAAAGAAACGAGAACGAACTTGCGACCGCCGATTCCGATTTGCTCGCGAATCAGAGGTGTGGTGCCGTCCAGGGTGACGGGGGTTCCGTCGGCGGCGGCAACAGCTTGACCAAGGGAGTTGATCTCGAGCTGAGTATTGAGGGTCAGAGCGGTCAGAGTTGCAGCAGGGGCAACTTCAACCAGCAGAAGACCGGAAGTAGCAACGGTCAGCTGACGAGCGGTGTAAGGCTGAGCCAGAGCGGTAGGCATGTAAGCCTGGTTGATACCAACGATGGTTGTTACACTACCGGGGGTAGTGAAAGCATCGGGGGCAGCAGCGAAGTTAGGGCCAGCCCAAGTTGCGTAAGAAACGGCGCGGAACTCGCCGATTTCAACAACACCGGGATCGCCATCTTGATTGTCAGCAGGAGCTTCGAAAGTTTCTGCGTAACGGATGTACTGGCGGCCGTATACGGGACCTGCGTTTGTAGCCATGTTTTTATCCTAAGAGAGTGGACTTCAATGTTTTTTGTTTGCTCTGGGGCTTGTTTTTAACCCAGTTAAACTCAATAGTTTTACCCTTAACGGTATTCAATACTACAGCGGCAACGGTCGTAGCATTGACATTCTTTGCCTGGCATCGGAAGGGTTCCCAGAGGTTGCCAGCCAAGGCGACCAAACATAACGCAATCGGAGCAAGTTCTTGAATCAAGTTTTGGAACTCTCCGCATTTCTCGGTATCCTTGATCTTGTCGAACGTAGTATTGACCGAGGTTGAAGAAAGAGTAGGAAGGATTCGCTACATAGCGAATGACGCGAATCAGCAACCCAGGCCAACTCGTGACTTCGCCGAAATCTTGTGTTTTGTCGCCCAACAGAATTCTCCCGTTGTCGAGTGCGTCTTTTGTTTCAACCAAAAATTCATAAAGGGGAGGAAGCATTTCGCCAACGATTGTGGGCCACGCTCGTTCCATTTTACCGCGAGGGTTGATGTCCTCGGCGCCGAGGTTGACAGCGGCGAGAGCAGAGGTGAGAGTTTTATCTAGTAAAGATCTTTCGTACTCCTCCCACCTCATTTGCTTGTCGCGAAGACCTTTCACCAAAACTTTTGATTCCTCGGTCATGCGCTCTTCAAGCTCGACTTGAGAGTTCACTTTCTTTCGAAGAGCCTCGGCTTGGGTGAAATAATCTCCCCTCCGTTTCGTGGCCATGCCAATCAAAGAGAGGAGATCCATTTCAATCCTCAGCTGTACATCGTACGCTTGATCGCTTCAACGTAGTCGATTCCTTCGGATTCAACCAGTTTCAGAGCTTTTGCGTGGGGATCCAGATCTTCCTCGGCGTATTGGAAAGTTCCACCAGCGATTTCGCTGTAGGAAACCATCGGAGGAAGTTTGCTCAGCAGACCAAGCAGTTTGGTGGCAGCAGTTTCACCTTCAGAGAACTCCAGAGTACCGAAGTCAAGACCTTCGCAGTAGCTTTGCAGCTCAGACTGAGACATGATACCGTCGGTCAGACGACCTTCTTCGTAGAGCGACTCAACGAATGAGGCAATCTTGGCCTTGCGGGCGTTCATCTTCTCTTCAGCGTAACGACGCTGCAGTTCAGAGTGCTCTTTCTTCAGGCGATCCAGCTCCTCGAAGATGGCGGAGGGGAAACCATCTGGCTTAGCTTGGGCCATTGAACCCATGCCGTAATCCATTCCGCAATGGTCAGCGGAAAGCTCGTTGTAATCTTCTTCGTCGGCGTCGTCGCCATCTTCGTCGTAGGTGGAACCGAACCCAGTCTTGGTGTAAGGGTTCTTCTTCTCACCGTGCTCTTCAGCGAACACACCGCCGGAACGCTTAGTCTTCTGGTTCGGACCACCTTCAAACTCACCGCTCAGATTGTCCTCGGCGAATGCGCCTTCGGGACCAACAACTTGGGCGGCCTCGTCAATCTCATCCATCGCACCAGGAGTAAGTTGCTTCTTAGAAGCTTTCTTCTCTCCCTTGTAACCCTCGGCGAACACACCATCGGGGCCAGTTACTTCGGCAACTCCGCCTTCAAACTGACCAGGCTCCAGTTGACCCTTCTTGATCTTGGCTTTGCCTTGAGTCAGATCGTCAACTTCGCCCATGGCAGTTACGCCCAGCTCAGAAGTTACTTCGTCTGCTTCGGGCTCGGCGTGGTCAATCTTGCCACCCTTGGTAGCTTGACGACCGTCGCTGCTCTTTTGACGCATTACGCGCATGCTGCCATCAGACATTACGTTGATGGTGCTGACTGCGAATACTTCATTGTCGGGGGATTCCTCAGTTTCGGTAGGAATCTTGGTATCAGAGTCTTCACGACCAGCGGGATTAGCGCCGGAGGCAGTCTTAGGCTGGTTCGGTTCAGGGTAGCTATCAGCGTCTGTGTCGTATTGGTCACCGTTCATGGTGCGGTCTTCGGCATCAGCTTGACCAGCCCAGCGAGATTCGCCAGTGGCATTATCGGAGCCGTCCTTAGCAGTCTTCTTGCGATCAGAGTCTTGCTCGGAGTTTTTGGCAACGCTAACGCGATCGGCTTCCTGCTCACCGCTTTTAGCAGTGTGCATGCGATCATCGCCAACGCCACCCTTGCCTTCCTTACCGGTTTTCATGCGGTCAGCGTAACCGTTGTCGGAAGAACGAGCGGTGTCATAACGACCGGTCTCGTCATAATCCATTTCGTCGCCTTCTTCCATCTCGACTTTTTCGCCAGGGTGAGCCTTGGCTTTGGCCTTCATTTCTTCCGCTTTAGCTTTCAGAGCTGGAGGCAGCTCTTTGTGTTGCTCGTCGTAAACGTTTTCTACGACTTGCATTACTTGGCCGTGGGCACCTTTGGCGTGCTTACGGCTGATTTTTCCGTCTTCCATAAATTGTTCCTCTGGGAATTGGTCTTCAAGTTCAGCCGTTTGCTGAGTGATTTCGTTGGTTTTGATGTTTCGTTTGGATTGTTTCGAACCCTCCGCAAACTGTTGGTTTTCGTCGGGGCTAGCAGTTTCGGCCTGGACTTCGGCTCCAGCCGCTTGGTCCACACCCGTTTCTTTCTGCTCGTCGTTCGATTCTTGAAGATCTTTAACGGCGGATGAAACATCCTGTCGTACTTCTTCAAGTTTCTCGCGAAGAACCTCTAACGGGCTTTTCTCAACGATCAAGGTGGGGCCAAGTTCGTCGTCGAAAATTTGGTCAGGGGTGAGGGTAACAGCAAAGTCAAAACATCCCTCTTTCTCGACAAAAGAGAAAGGCTCAAGACCTTTCACCGCCGGGGGAGAGGCCCCCAGCAATGCTAGATGTCTGGCGCTCCATTTCCCCCCGTGCGGGTTGATTTGACTATCAGGGGAATAGAAAGAGATTGAAACTTTACGGTAGTGACCGTCTTTGACCAGATCTTTCGCCGTGTCAGTAAAAGAGACATCAGCGTAAAGATTTTGCCCTTCTCTTGAAAATCCTTGGATCCACCCGAAAGAAGGCAAGCTGTCGTTGTCCCCTTGGTGGCCAAGAACTATAGGGGCTTCATGGACCGAGGGGTCGTATGTGTCGACAACTTGCTGAAGATCTTCCGGAGAGAATGTCCGCTTAATTCCTTGAGCAGAGGTCTGATCACCCGCACGAAATACGTGAATTCTTTTAGTGAACACAGTCTATAAGGGGATCTGATAACATTTTTTACCCTTCTTCTTCAGCAGAGAGAGCTTCTTGCTCAGCAAGCAGAGCTTCTTTCTCAGCAGCGAGGGCTTCTTGTGGATCTTCCGGTTCTTCCGCAGGAAGGGCAGTTTCCTCAGAAGGTGCTGCACTTTCGTCGCCGAAAATTGAACCAAACAGGTTCTGATCTTCGTCAGGATTGTAAGTCGTTGCCGAAGAAGTATCGGCAGGACCACCACTTTCTTTCTTGTCGTCCAGTTCAACACGGAAGTGCCGTTCCAGCCATTCTTTCTTAGGGGTGAATCCAGATTGAATGAGCAGAGAAACGTCCGGCATCGTCAGAGTTGACTCCTCAATGCGGAACTCTCTTGTGAGAACGGGTGCAGCAACATCGGTTCCGAAGTTAAGGTCTACAATCCATCGAACCAGAGTTTGCGTAAGGGTCTGCGAGATAATCTCGGAAAGTTCGGAAGCCTTTACGACTCGAACAGTATTGGCAACTTGAGAAGAGGCCCGAGAGCCAGCTTCAGCTTGGCCCGCTTCATTTTCCCCGCAAATCAGAACGCTGATTTCTTTGTCGATATAGTCAATCAGGTTCTTAAATACATCGGGGCTTCCGCTGGGTGTTACGAATTCCAGCTCGTAACCTTCCGGAAGGATCATTGCCGTTTCTTGGCTCAGGTTGGAAAGATGATCGTACAAGGTGTCGATTTCTTTCGTACTTGCACTCAGGGGTGCTTTGGCAACTGCAGTCGGTGTGGCGTACCGGTCGCCGTAAAGAACGTAAGATTCAATCGCCCTGCGACGGAATTTAACAAGGGGGTACAAGATGCGGCCCAATGCAGCACCATAGGGGTCTCCGTTGTGTGAAACCCAGTAACGGTTAACGATGAACTTGCGGTTGGGGAGCTCAACACCCTCGAACATTCGGTTGAATGTCAGGCAGCGCATTGTGAAACCCGTTTGAGCCTCTTCTTTCTCCTGAAACACGAACCGACGCTGGTCACGCATGCGAACGTCGAACGGGACTACGCCTCTCTTCGTCTTTTTCCACATCACCTCTCCTACGGAGAAACCTGAGATGATTGCTTCAGCTAAACCTTTATAAATATCATCCAGCGGAATTTCTTCGAGCACTTCGCTTACGAAATCTCTTACGGCAACGTCGCCCGGTTTATCGCTGTATTGCTCGATGTACCAGGGGCGAGAGGTAATTTCTTGAACAAGTTTGGCAAAACAGCCTTGAACTTGCTCGTCATATAGGAGGCGCTGATATACAGCTAAGGCACGGTTTCCGCCTTTCTGAATGAGGAGATCGTCGTTTGGTCTGACGATTGTGTTGCCCGTTCCAGAAAATGGACTTGAACTGCCAAACATGTAAATGCTTGACAAATTATACGGGTCAGAAACGTAGCGAGCAACTTCCCCGCTAGGGACCGGAGCAGTTTTGAATCTTTGCGCCACTTTACTTACCTCCGAACATTTTTGGGAAAGGCAATCTGCCTCTGACCCACCCTTCGCCAGGGCACTCAAGGGCACGAGTTTGTTTCACTCCGTTATTCCACCAGAGTTTTCCTTTTACTTTTGACCCCATCAGCGCTGCTTGCCCATTAACCATGCGTTGCCTCTTGCTTTCGATGAACTCGGGGTCTTGCCACTGATGCTCCCCTTTATCCCACTTCTCTTTCTCCCGCTTTCCATTGATTTCTCCGATGTACTGTGCCCTAACCGGATCTTTGTTCAGGGCAATCAAAGGGTTTACAGCACCTTCTTGCCTACTCCAGTGATTATCACCAAGCATACTTTCGATATTCGCCACTCTTGCTATTTCAAACTCCCGAGAGCTCAGAACGTAACGGTTTACAGTAAACTTAGACTTCATGCTCATAGACTGGAGCGCTTTACCAGTTTTCGCCGTTTTCCAGTGTTGAACTCCATACCGCTTTCGGCATGCCTTCCACAGCAACAGATGCGCAATAAAGTGCTCCCTCGCCGTCAAATAAACCACCCGGTCATTCTCCCCAAAAATTGCCTTGATTAAAATGTGGTGCTCTTCAACATAGCACGGGGCAGACTTTTTCGTCCACCCACGGTACTCCGCCTTCCGCATTAGTTTGATATAGTGTTTGAGGTAACTCACACGGCAACAGCGTTTATGGTTTATTTTACCCTCGGGGCGTTTCAGGAAAATTCTGTGAGATGTAATTTTCTAGCTTGTCTAGAATTCGCGAGTACTCTTCATAAAGTTTTTCGCTTGACGTTTGGCTCATATAGTACCGGCAAGCCGAGATCAACCGGTGGACGTCTTTTTCTTGTAAAGAGTACATCAGTTTGCCAGAGTAAACTGCATTGGAGGTTGTGGAACACCGTTCACCGCGTAGACAATATACACACGGTATACTCCATCGTCGCCTTGAGTGATCCAGTCACCGTTCACGTTCAGGGCGGACAGACCAGAAACATTGGCTGAGATAGAAGCTTGGAACTCGGAGTTAATTTGACCCGGATCCATCACATTTAGGATATTGTCTGCAACACCGTAGTTTGCGCGCATTACACGCTCGTAGTACCGTGTTTCCACAACGCTGCGAATCTGTTGCGTGATCAGCGCATAGTCGGTACTTGTTGCCAAATTTCCATTTTCAATCCGCAAAGGATATGCAAGTCCGCGGATACTTGGTGAAAGGGGTTCGGTTATGCTCATCGATATCTACGGGAAATTTCAAACTCAAGCCTGTTTAGCCTTTTGCGAACTTCCTCTGGAGAAAGAGGGCTTTGAATTACTTTGTTAACCTCTAGCCGCATGCTACTGTGACTGAGGGATTGATAGTATAAGGGATCCACCAGATCCTCTTCTTGTTTTACGCTGGAAAGAAGGGAGAGGCAAAGGGTTTCCGTAGAAACCCCCTGCTCTCTCGCCCTAAGTTCAAGCTGTAGTAGAAGAGAGTCAGGAATCAGTAGCGTTAATTCCTTGTTCATTTTGACTCTCATTTAGGTTAGAAACCAGTGTTGTTAGTTCCCAGTCCTTGAGCATTCAGCTCGTTCTGCATCTGACCAATGGCAACCCGAATCAGGTCGATTTGGATTCTTTCCAGAGTTGGAACAGGAGTTACAAACACTTTAGCGTTGACGATTCCGTTCTCAAGTGACGCTGGAGGGTTGATGCGAGAGTCGCAGATAACCTGGAAGGCGTCGCTTGGGCGAGCACCGAACAGGGCACCACGCGAGTACAGCTGGTTTAGAACGCTGTTTCCAACAGAGATGATCTGGTTGAAGGCAACGCCGAAACCGTCGATCACATTGAAGATCTGACTGTCGAAAGCGTTTCTCAGCGAGCCGTAAACAACGTTCAGAATGACGCGAGTGTTTACGAACTGATACAGGCGCTGCTGAGCGTCGTCCGAGTTCACACGAGTTCTTCCGCCCCAAACGAACACTGCGCTCGTCGGATAACCAGGCAGGGTACGAATTGCGTTGCAACCGTCCGGATTCAGCAGGTTCTGCTGAGCCGAGTTGATCGGAATCTGGGCAGCCACAGCGTCGGCAAGTTGATACTTGACGCCGGCAGGCGGGAACTGGTAACCTTCCGCACGGTAACGACGCAGGGCGATTCCAGTCACGTAAGGTGAAGGAGGAATCCACTGACCCGAAGCGTTCTCGATATACGGACCGTAGTACGCGATGAAACCAAAGGGTTGGAAATAACGCTGACTATCTGTGTACAGACGGTTCACGTTATCAACACCGGCTTCGATGAACTCAGCTTGGGGAACACCGTTGAAACCAACTCCACGAAGAGCATCATTGATGATTTCGGTGGAAGTGATAGGATCGAAACGCCACAGGATTGACGGAGGAGTCGTTTCCGGAGTGAAGTCGAGACCCACTTGTGAGCCGTAGCAGGGCTGACCCACGGTGGAAAGATCGCCATCAGCAGGAACCACGGCCCAGGAGTAGGAGCTTCCGTTGTAGATAACAGCAATCCGATCACCAATGATCACGGGAGTAGTGCCGTCAGGGGCAAAACCACTAGCTGTAATTACGTCGAAGTAAACACCAGTTAACTTGGTAATTTGACCCTGGAAGTCAACTCTACCGGACCCATTAACCAGACCAGCGGCCTGAGCATAAGGTTTTGCAAGGGATAGGATACCAATCCCGGCCGTGATGGCGCCAACGGGAACTGCGAATAGTGTTCCACTACCGATGACGGAGGTAGGAGCAGACAGGGAATCCGCCGCTGTGTAACCAAAACCTCCGTTCGTGAGGGTAACAACAGTAACGATACCAGCAGCAACGGTGATATCAGCTGTAGCACCACTGCCTGTTCCACCGGTAAGGGCAACATTTAAGTAAGTTCCGTTAGTATACCCGGTTCCGCCAGTGACACTGCCCAGAGTAGAAATTGGACCTTTGGTAGATGTTCCCGTGGGGTTGTAAGAGCCGCCAAGAATGGGTTCAACCGAAGGAACCAGGAAAGCCTGGGACGCGAAGTTTTGATCAACAGTAGGCGTACAGTACCAGTTCTCAAGAGTTGTAGAAGAAGAACCAGGGGCTGTGAGAGTAAGCTTAGGCAGCCAACCGGCGGTGGGGTTTTCACCGAACGGGGAAACAAGACCAACTCCAAGAGCAGTCAGACTGTTGTTGAAGAAGATTGAAACGGCAGGGTTGGATGTTGCAGGTGCCGGGGCAGCATCAGCAACAGAAGCTTCCGATGCAATCTGGCCACTGTTCAGGCCGTACTTTCTACCGCGAATAAACGGAACAACAGAAAGTTCCGCCAGGGTGGCCGAAGTTGCCTCACCACCAAGAACTTTCGTGTAGAAGATCGTGGGGCTCGACACCAGAGACGATGTTCCGCTCGGGATTGTTACGAAGGCACCACTGGTGTAAGCAGTCAGGCTTTCAGCCAGGCTGAAGGTGTCCGCATCAATCACTTTAACGTAGTAAAGCACCTCGGAAATCTTGGTTGTTGCACGGAAAAGGTTTGCACCAAGGTTTGTCTTCACTGGTTGAGTGAAGTACAGTTTCTGACCGTTTGTTAAACCGTGGCCGACGCAAGTAATCTGAGCCGCACCTGTGTAGGGTCCGGTGGAACCAGCCACCGAGGCATCGGGGTCCAGGATTGTACGAGATACGAAATTCAGACGGTAGTTAGCGGTGGCTTCCTGAATGCTAGCAGGAAGGTGCAGTGTGTTCACATACTGGGCAGCTCCAGTAATGTTCTGCAGAAGGTTTGAAGTTTGACCGTTAATTGTCTGAGGCAGGTTGTAGAAGGGAACAACGTAGGTGAGGTTACATGTTCCAACGCTTCCGCCAAAGTCCACAGCATTGACTGGGGTTGTCAGGTTGATCGAACCACCAGCAGCAATGACTTCGTTCAGGACGGCAACAGCACTAGAAGCGTCAAGAGCGAAGAAAACGTTGTTGAAGGAGTAATCGCCTGTCGCTGTCAGGTCGTATGGGGGAGCAACAACAAAGATTGTTCCGTCTTCCCCGATTGTGCTCAGGATGTCTCCCGTAGCACCACTGAAAGTAACTTCTTGGATCTGGTAGGAAACCGGCCAGTAGTTCTGGACGTCGAGGACAACCATTGTGTCGCCAACGATCGAATCAACCTCGAAAGAGGCGGAATCCAGAAGACCAACTTTCTCCCCAGCAGCAACCGGAGTCGCAGTCTTCGACTGAGTAACGGCAGTTTCTGCAGTCGGTGAAGCGATCAGAGCTTGGTAGGTGAGCTTGTCGTAAGTGACATCGGCACCGGTCCACTCGTACATGGCATTGTCAACCAGATACTTGAGGCCGGTAACCAGGTTAGCAGCGGGTTGGTGAGGAGTGTATACGCTATACTTGTTGACATCGGTCACAAGGAAAGGACCGGGATCGGCAAGTGCCATCCACTTGTAGTTGTTGTTAGCGCAATGCTCGGCAGCAGCAGCTCCAATCGCAGCACGGCCGTCAGCATCAAACTGAGCGTATGCAGTAGGAGTAATCAGGTAGCCCTGATCTTGCTGACCATCGAAAGCAGTGTTGATGCACTGAATGTAGTCCTGAGGAACTCTCTCCAGATTCTGTTGCTGACCAACAATGTTCTGAATGTTGTAAACATTCTGCATCATTACGTACTGGGCGCCAACAGGCAGGACCAGCGGAACAACGCTTACGTTGGCGTCGAATGTGGAAGCAGCAATGCTTACGAAAGCATTTTCAGAGTTGGACAGAGGGTTAATCGTTGTCACAAGACCGAAGTCACGAACGTAGACTGCGCTACGAACGCTCGGGTTGCTCTCGATGGCTTCTGCAATTGCAGTTGCGATAGCCGAGGAGATTCGACGGTTGTTGACTTCGTCGCCGGCGATATAATCTACGGGAATTGTAACCGGAACACCCAGCCACTCTCCGTCGGCGTTGTAACCTGTAGACCCATCACCTGCTACAAGGCGATTCCCGTTGATCACGAGTTGAGCGTAAACGACGTCTCCAGCCTCGAAGTTCGAGGGAAGACCAGCATTGCTCTGCTTGGTACCGTTGGGAAGAATCTCAATCTCAACGATTTGGTCAGGTGTGCCAACGCGAACAACGCGAAGGTCGCCAACCTGTGCGTTCTGGAAGAATTCGTTGACGCAGTTGTAGCTCAGCAGGGGGATCCGACTTTCGGGAACGCTTCCGCCAACAAGGGCGAAGTAGTCGTTGAGCGAAGTGACCGGAGTTGGTGTGTTATAAGGGAATACTGTAACGGGCACTGTTTCTGGAGTTTCCACCAGCATGTAAACAGTGCTAAAATTGGCAATGTCAGCGTTTGCAACAACACCGGCGCGCTCATTGATGTATACACCAGGTGCGCCAGGGGTTACACCACCGCCTAGAGAAAAAGTGGCCATGATTTCAAGTAAGTGTTCCTTCTTTCCCGAAAGTAGTGCAGGCAAGGAGGACTCCTGCGTGGTCTCCGTAGAGCTACCCTTGGGACACGAATGTGTGCTTACTTTTACCCTAGCTGGTTTCCAGTGATTGCAGGCAGGCTATCTGAGCTGTAACCGTTTAATGATTCACGCAGAACAACTCCTTGCAGAGTGTACCGGTTTAAAGAGGCGATATATTCGCTTTCGGTATCAAAGGGGAAGATCGCATCTGCTTGCTCCCCCTCTGCGCTGCCTGAAATGAAAGTCGCTTGGGACAAACTTCCCGACGGGCTCTCAGGGTTGGGCAGAAGAAGTTGCGCACCCAGGGGAGGCAACTCAGTAACTGTCCACTGGGGGTTTAACTCTAGGACCGAGCGATATTCCAGGGAATTCGTGTAGTACTGGTACCCGAGTTTCCTCCAAGTAAACTGAGGCTGGAAGGGAAGTGTGATCATTTTCAGACCATCTTACGTGAGCGAGCTAAAAGGCGAGCGCCGATTGATGTACCCCTGTTAAGTTCGAAACCTTCGTCTTCGGCCACTTTTTTAGCAGCGGCTTCGAGAACAGCGGGGCTGGTAGGAGTGAAGATATCTTCTTCTTGACTGCGAGACGTCAGTTTCTTGCGAACGTCGGTCTCGATCACCTCTTTCACAGGGGCAGGGGGAGCAGCCACCGGTTCTTCGCTCGGGGTTTGAACCTCGATCTTTGCCGGTTCAGGTTGCGCTTCGGCTTTGGCTTCCTCCACCTGCTCGAAAGCTTCGTTGACTTCAACGGTTGAGGCGTCGTCGGCGGTGAAAGTGCCGTCTTCGTTGTGAGCTCTTTTTCGGGCCATGGTTAACGTTTTTGTGTAAGAATGTTTTTCCAAGCGATTGGGACAATCTGCTTGAGGGAATTATCCGGAATTCCTACCCATGGCCTCGCAGCCATTCGTGACGTTCCGAACTGGTGATATACTCCGTAGGGAGCGGCTTTCACCTCGAAGCCTTCCCCTTTCGGTAGAATTTCGGCTTGATCTTGCATTTTCCCGGTTGCCCGCAAAATAGGCTGGCCGGGGTATCTGCGGAGTTTCGCAATCGCGTATTTTGGCGTTAGGGAAACCCACGGTCTTCCCGTCGTCGGGTCAGATTCCTGCCGCCAAGGGACGGCGTGGTCTTTCAAGAGAACGGGAGCCCACTCTTTCTGTGTGGGCTTCCACCAGTTTAAGTTAAACTGAGTGAAACCGCCTTTTTTCACTTGAAAGGTAATCATTACCGCTTCGCGCTCTTTTTGATCTCTTGCTCTTGTTTTTCCGCAAAATCTTCAACGATGCTGATCATTGTGAGGACTTTGCTCATCGGTTGCTTCTCTAACCAGTCTACGGTGCTGTCCCAGCGTTGTTTGCAGAGGTGGAAAGAAACTTCGAGCCAGTTTTCAACCGTCAAAACTTTTTCGTTGATTACCTCTTCTCCAATCCATTTAAAGATTTTCTCCGTTTGAGGGAGGGTGAAGTAGGCTAGATCGTCGTGGTTTTGAATGAGTCGAGCAATCAGAGGGAGCATTCCGGTTTCTTGATTTCGAAGAATCTGCGCGAAGTAAAAATCTTTCGGGCAGAGTTCTCGAACATGAATGGAAATGTTCTCGCCAAAACTCAAAAGGTAGGTGAAATCCTCAAGGTCTTCAACGATCAGTTTGGGTCGGCGTCCTCCTCATCCGAGCCACTCGCCTTGGCAACAAGATCGCTCAGCTTCTTGAAATCTTTCACGCCAAGGTCGAGGATTTCTTCGTAGGAGATCTTGTCAGAGCCCACAATTAGGCGCTCAATGATTTTCATACCCCGCTCAACGTCGCCAGCCTTGCCGAGTTCTTTCTCCATATACAGGAGGTCGCGGCCAGTCATCTCGCGGATTTGAATCTCACGACCGTCGGAAATCGTGGTGGAGAATGTTTCGACTTTCTTTTGTTTTGGTTCCGCTGCTGGAGTGGATTGTCCAGCGTCTGTTGAAATGGTTCGCATAGTAATTGCTAAGTGAATCTGTCAAGTTTTACCCTCGCCTCCACAAGTTGCTTCTCAATCGACTCGGACCCGTTGCCCGGTGGCAAAGAAAGGTATATATCTTGGGCAGTTTTCCAACTTTGTTTTGCTCCCTCTAGATCTCCTGTTTTTAGCCGGTCGCCAACGTCGCAGATCCACATGAAGACAATCTCTTTCCGAAAGAACGGATCAAGCGGTAAGGGAAAAGGTGTCATAGGGCGCGAGACATCGTAAAAGCCTGCTGAGGTGAAAAGTACTCCGAGTTGTAAGCACAGTGCACAGACGAGGGAATTTCTCGTCCTTTTTTATCATAGGGAGTAACCAAATAGTAAACTCCAGCGATGCTAACCATTGTTTCGAGTGAAGCCGACGCGACGCGAGATTTGCGAGTTTTTTTCATTTGATGAGGCCTTTCTTGATTGCGTTGAAGCGAGTGTTAAGTTTGTCGATTGCCCCGATTTCGGACAGTTCCCTCATCGAGTATTCAACCCCCGCAGGTTCTTTGTCACCGCCAGGGTTAGAGGGCGTCACAGTCTTTTCCTTGGGAGACTTGCGAATGCGGTTGTCAATCGCTACGCTCGAGAAGTATGCCCGCGACAGCGGCAGCTCTGGAATTCCCACCGCCGAGTGAAACAAAGACCAGGTGTACATGTGAGCGATTTGAAACAGAACAGCAAATTGCTCTGCGTAACGATCCGGTGTCATAAACCAGATCTCGTCATGGATACTCAGTATAAACCGGGCTGGAATCTTGTACTCTTTGGTAAGCCAGTGGATCGAGGTGAGGAAGATTGACAGAATCTCCGCACCCGACGATTGAATCGTCCAGTTCACCCGACCAGTCTTGAAGTCGTCACCCACAGCGGCGGGGCGCATCGCAGTCGAGATCTTCGTACCGAGGCACGGGAGTTGAGGCACGCGAGTTCGCATTGCGATCTCTTCCATATAGTTGAAGCAACCGGAGTCAGAACCTCCTTCGTAAAGGCCGGACCGCTGCTTACCCTTCTTGCCTTCCAGAATACGGTAGGCGAAGTTTTTCACTTCTGTGGGGGACTTTTCTGGATACTTGCGGCGGATGTAGGTCTGCACAGCACGGACACCAGCCCCGTATAGAACAGCGAAGCCGGCGATCTTAGCGGTGTCCCGGTCCACCCCTGCCAGCTTGGCGAGGGCGCTGTGTGGGTCCGTGCCTGCCTCTTTCGAGCCACTCAGAACGTTGTAACCGAAAGGTGAGCAACCAATGTGGCCACCTTCCCACTTGTCGCTGTAGATTGAAGCGATTTGCATTTCCTGACCGTCAAAGTCAGCACCCACAATCTTCCAGCCATCGGGAGCTTTGACTCGGGTTTTCAGCTCTGTGCCGATGCGCCAGTTCTTGGTAGAACACATCGTAACCATCAGCGATTCTACGGTTCTGCGAGTAACCGTGCCGTGGCAGAGGATCTCGGGCAGAGTTACCAGGGAGTCTTCGCCGTAAGGGTTGTTTGCACGCAGGAAGATGCGATCCATCACACGCTTGCGCACGGACGTCCAGTAGGACACAGAGTTGGCAATCTCGAGCGCACGTTTTGCTTCGGGAAGGTCGCTGCTGAGGCGCCCGACCGCCATATCTTCCACGAAATCTTTGCTCAACACACCGCCAACATTGTCTCCATTGCCTTTCGGGTGGGGGATCTTCGTCAGGTTACCGTCCTCGTCATGATAACACCAGCCATCATTCTTGGTGAAGATCATCGGGCTGTTTTCGTACTTGAGTTTCAGCATCAGGTGAGCCAGGTTCGACTTCACACCGATGTGCTGATTCTCATCTTTGATGAACGGACGCACCCAGTTTGGGATGTGCGCGTATTTACCTTTCGTAGACTTAATCTCCCAGTCAAGTTGAGAAACCCACGGATCTCTCCGAACCCATTGCTGGGCTTTGGCAGGATCGTTAAGGTACAAGACGCGCCAGTCTTCATAAGTTTTCCACACCAGATCCTTACAGATCTGCGTCATCTCGTCGTTGTATTCCTTATAGACGCTCTCTACATCTTCAATCCACTCGGACCAGTTATCCACAAGAGGAATGATCGACCCATTCAGATGGTAGTGACCGCAGAGGGCCACCATCGAAGGTGTGCTATCAAGATATTTTGGCCACAGCGCCTGGAACAATTCGGCGGTGTAGTAAGCGTCTTTCAGAGCGTAGTCGAGAGCGTCAGTCAGAACCTGGCGAATCTGAGAAAGGTGCGTAGCATCCACGAAGATGTCACGAACCTTTTTATCTACGTCGCCCAGCTCTTTGACATCTTCTCCGAAATACTTTCGGACGGCTGCAACGTGGAAGTTGTAACACTGCACAAGGCTATTCGTGGCACCCTTGTCAAGCCACTTGGGCGCATATCGCAATTTCCGCTTCTCGTCCGGAGTCAGACTCTCAGGGTCTTTGCCTGCAAGAACGTACAGCCAGCGTTGACCACTGGCCAAGCCAGACACACCGATGTGAGCGGACAGAGTATCGAAGTAGAAGTTTTCCGGGGTGGTTTGGTCGAGGTTGTAACCTTCGCGGGCGCGAACACGGTCATAGCTAATGTTGTGACCGGGAATGAAGCGGTTGGTTCCAATCGGAATTAGCTCGTGCTGGTCCCACTGACTTTCCGGAATAGTCGGATCAATTAGTTCAGCAGCCATCCACACATACGCCGCTTTCTCACTGAGAGCGGTGCCAATGATCGGGAACGCACCACCGTGCACATAGGTCTCGGTATCAAACGTGAATGCTTCCTCCTCGGGAAAATCCACATGTTCAATATACCACCCACCCGCATCCTCATTCTCCACCCACTCGTAACGAACCCAGCCTGGCTCAAATACGAACTGGTCCGGTGGAGGGAGGGGGGGAAGTTTGCAGCGAGAGAATTGATCACCGAGCTTCTTGTAGCGGCCAACTTGCTCGCCAGCGATCTTTTCGAAATGATCGCGCAAAAAATCACCCTTCAAGTCTGGAAGCGGCAGAGGGCCATCATACAGACCTGCAGGGTGATCTACAGGGACAGGAATATCAAACTCTTTCAGCAGGTTTTCTGCTTTCTGAATGGACAGACGAGACATTTTCTGTGGCTTCTCGGTGCCAAAGATTTTGTCATGTAGGTCGTCTGACAGAACGGGGTATCCAAGTTGAGTTTTCTTCACGGACGTTAGATTTTTCATGGTTTAGTATAGCGGGGCGCAACCGCTGTAAATCAGGGGGTGGTGTATGAGTTCAGGTTATCGATCGGAGGAGGTGTTGGATAACCCGAGAGCAGACTAGGGACAATACCGCGCACAGCTTGAGCAGGGGTCCCGAACCCCGTGGGCCAATAATTCGAGGGCCTAACCGGAAACCATCTGTATAACGGTGTACCATCGTCTAAATAGCCATACACGCAAGGTTGCCCCATAAAAGGTGAACCTTGATACCATAGGGGAATCGGGGCACTACGTGTGTAGTAATTTGCGCTGTTGTTCGTCCAACCTCTGTATTGGGGTGCCAGGATATTACCTAGGAGCTCGGTATCAATAGATCCGGCGTCGTACTCGGCGACGGCTTTTGCCATCTGAACAGCACGGGGATTCATACACTTTCATCACAGTTAACTAATCTTACCCTAAAACACACAATCCCAGCAAAGTTTCCCAGGGTTTTCATCGTACAGGCCAAGGCCTCTGGCGTCGTTGATGGCTTCAAGGATTTCAACGTCGTTTTTCAGGCGTCGGTGTAGTCGGAGGCGCCAGAGTGTGTACTCGCGCGCATTGCGCTCAGTTGGCTCAACAAGATACTTCTGGTATTTGTTCTCAACAGTTTGAACAATGCCGATGCCAACCTTCTCGATAAGGTGGTCAACTTTCTGAAGAGCTCTTGCCATTAGTTTGAGGAGTTAAAGGAGAACATTTTGAGCTCAAAGTTGCGAACACCCGAGCTTTCGTAAACAGTATCTTTGTTCTTCTTATAGATCTCGTAGGCGTCGAACACAGAGGAGAAGTGCAGCGGGCGGTCAGCTGGGCTGCTCCGCCAAAGCAGCATTTCCTGAAGCGACAGGGGAATGTCAATGTCCCACTGCTCATCTCGCGAAGAGTACAGAAGCGGCAGGGCGTCATTCCGCCACCAGTCGCAGATTTGTGGGCTGAATTCTTCCCAAGCGAGAGGATCTGTCAGGTGGGTTTCGCAAGTCTCTCGAATCCAGCTCACATACTGACGGCCACGCTCAACAATCAGCTTGGCGCTGGCGGGAACTTCGTCAAGAAAGTAAGCTTCCTCGTCACCCCGAACAACTCGCTCAACAACTGCGGGGAAGAGGAATGATTCGGAGATCAGTCGGAAATCCTCAGCACCATCGCTGACCGAGCGCAGAATAACCTCGAGAATAGACATCGTAGTGGCAATCTGAAGCTCTTCGCCCGAAGCAGAAGCTTTTGGTTTCTCGTTGGTGAGACCCTTCTTCAGAAGGCTAAGTTCCCGCTCGAGGCGTCGAACTTCTCGACCCATTTCTCTCTCGAGTTTGTTCTTGTAGATCTCGGATTGTGTGATCAGGGCGTCAAACTTGGTGTCGAGCTTCTCAAGCTCGGCGTCAAAGTGCTCAACAGAAACTTTCAGGTTAGAGAGTTTCTTCTTGAGGGATGTGACCGATGATCGTATTGAATTGGTTGCGTAAAGTAGGTTGTCTGCAGTCATCAGATCGGGCGAATCGTTGCTCTCAGTTGATCGGTGTTGACGTCGATGACCTCAACGTTAAACGAGTATAGGCGCTCTGGGTCGCTCAGTAAATGGAAGCTCCCTTCAAAGCGATCGCCATCTCGTGAGCGCAGGTAGTAGTTACCTGGGGTTGGGGGCGAGCACAGCGCAATATTACCAGCTAGCTCCGGGTTGGATTCCTCAATCGCGGTAACAAGACGCTGGTAGATTGCTGAAGCAGCGGCCATCTCGTTGTCGTTGGAAAACTGAGCTCTCAGTTCACCTTCGACTGCTTCCAGGTTCGCTGCGATTCCAGTGTCAAGAACAATCTCAAAGATAGCCCCGTCGTCTTTAGCGATAAAACAAACTTCCTCGGAGTCAAAGGCGCAGTCCTCCGGGTCATCGAGCATCTGGAAACCGTGCTCCAGAAGTTCGTAAAAGGTGTCCTTGATCGTTTCAGCGTCCGGCCCGCCAAGATAATTGGCGACGGCGTGAAAAATGCGAGGGTTGGCGAGTAAACGCGCCACCGGGTAAATCAGCTGTTGTTCGTCCATCACAGTGCTCCGCCGAAGCAGTATAGCGGTTGGGTCGTTTGGTATTCGTTTAGCATGGTTTTACCCGGGATCACAGGTTGACCTCATCGAGGTTGGCCACCTTGATCCCCTTCGCTCCGGGTCGCCCTTGCTTCACGGTGTTAAGGTTGAGTTCCACTTTTTTCTTTCGTGAAGAAACCCATGGCACGGGGTATGAACCTTCGCCAAGGTAGACAAACTCGGCTTCAGCGGGGAGGAAGAGTTTGCCCTTGCTGGTTGCCTTGCACAGATCCTCACCGTTGAGCACAACTGCTTTCAGTTGACCTTCAAGTTTGAAGACGCACAGGTACTTCCGCTGGGAAACCTCAGCTTCGCGCTTCGCGAGAGCCACCGGTCCGTAGCTCGAGGAGATTGGACCCTTGAAAGTTGCTCCAACCTTCTTTAAGAAGCCATCTTGGGTCATGAAAACCACTTTTTCCTTCGCGTCTACGACCATGGCGCCCCGTGGTCCCTTTGCTTGTTCAACAAGACCTTTTTTCAGATCAATCTTAAGAAAGCGGGGCTTGGGCGGAGCTGGGGGCCTCTTCTGGCCGGTCTTGGGGGTGATAGTCGCGCTGCCTGCGGGGGGCTCCACCAGGGCGCTCCTGCGGGCCTCCCCGTGGCGTTTGGCCAGCTCAGTGATTTGAGTGTAGACCCACTTGTGACGCACCTCCTCGTTCTTAGCAAGTTCCTCAAGAGTTTTCCGCCTATCCTCAAGAGTTACTTTCTCAGCCTCCAGTTCAGATTGGTCAAGGCCAGTTAGCTGGCGCAGGCGCATCTCAAGGATTGCCTCTGCTTGGTCGCGAGTGAACTTGAATGGGCGATCAACGAGGGCAACCAGAGCCTCTTTCTTTGAGGCCGACTCTTTGATCTTCTTAATGATTGCGTCGATCTTGTCGATGGCCTTGATGAAGCCCATCACAATCTCAAGGCGCTGCTCAGTAAGGTCTAGCTCTTGGTGGAACTTTCGCTCCAGGCGAGCCATTCGCCACGAGAACCATTTCTGACAAATTTCAACTGGGCTGAGCTCAACGGGTCGCGTACCGTCAATAACCAGCGTCTTTGCTGAATAGCGAGAGTCGAGATCGGTGTATGCGTAGAGTTGCTGAACCAGCTGCTCAGTTCCGACATTGGGCTTCGCAACAACTGTGACACGGTCTCCGGTGAGATCAGATTCGTCGATAACTTCTGCGATTCCATCGAGTTTGCCTTTCTCTAGAGCGTCACGAATTTGTTCACCGAGCTTTTCAGGGTTGACCCCAGGCGGGAGATTTGTGAACGTAAGTGTGAGGCGATCTTTTGCCTTGCCACTTCGTTTCTGTATGCCGGACTCGTACTTAGCGCGGCAGCGAATGTTGCCAGAGCCCGTTTCTTTGTACCTCTTAAGTTCGTCGTCATTGACAATGTCGCATCCAGTTGGGAAATCAGGGATCAGGAGTTCGCGAGCTTTTGCCTCTTTGGGTGCTTTGAGCTCGCAAGCAAGTTTGGTTGCTTCCACAACCGCTCGCAGAGAATGGGGGGCCAGTTTCGTTGCAAAACCCACCGCAATCCCTGTGTCGCCATTAAGCAGCACGGAAGGAATCGCAGTGTTGAATCTTACAGCTTCTTGTCGAGATCCGTCGTAGTTGTCACGGGTTTCCCACGTAACTTTGTCTTGCAGCAGCAATTCAACAGCGGACGGACGCAGTTTGCACTCGGTGTAGCGAGCGGCTGCTGGGCCATCAACGGTGCTACCAAAGTTGCCATGGCCGTCAACCCAGGGTACGTTGTTGTTCCAGGTTGTAGCCATGTTGACCAGTGTGCCGTAGCAATCGCCGTGCGGGTGGTAGTAACCCATCGCAAGGCCAGTTACACGGGCGCACTTCACGTAGCGTTTCTCAGGCATCAACCCTTCCTCAAACATCGTTTGAAGAACGCGGCGCTGGGCAGGTTTCAGTCCGTCATACATGTCTGGGATGGCTCGCCCAAGAAGGACGGCCATCGAGTAAGCCATGTAATCCTCCTTCATTTGGGAGGTTAGATTGGTCGATGTTAGGTTTTCTGTCATTCGGTTTTCGGGAGAGAGCGAATACGCTCGATCAAGGTGTCTACGGCATCAACAGTGCAGTAACGAATTACATCGTCAGTAATCTCGGTCTCGTAAGTCAGGTGGGCGTGCCTTCCTTCATTATGGGTCAGCACTGCCACTTCGTAAAGCGGATCCTCCCCCAAACTATTATCAGGAATGACGGAGATCCCGTAACCGTTCTCAAACAGCTCTCGGTGTTGAAAACCCATTGGATGAGGAAAAACTTTCAATTCTTCAAGTTTCATTCTTCAAACAGCTCCGCGTACTCTTCGGTGGTTGAAACGTCCTCGATCTCACCAATTAGCTCTTCGTCGGTGTAGCTGCCGATGTAATCCAGTTGAATATCGACAAAGAACCGTTCCAGGTCACGTGTGGACATTCCGTCCAGGTATCGTTCAACAAGCCACTCAATTAGTGCTTTGCGTTTTTCGGGTGTGAGCGTCATTTTATACGGAGAGGGAAACTTCGATTTCTTTGATGTTGAGGCCGCAGAGCTGGTTATACACCCGATTTGAAATCAGATCGGTTGCACGTTTTGCGCTGGACTTCTCGTGCCAGATTGTGACACAGCCGTCGTAAGTTTCAACACGGACGCGGTAGTTCTTGCTCATAAATCAGGCCCCGTAGGTTTCGATGACTCGATTGGAGATTCCGTACTCTTCGCAGATTGAGACGGGCAGGCCAAGTGCTTCGGAGATGTTAAATGCAACATCGCGTGCATCGTCGAGGCTGGTGTAGTCTTCTCCGTCAACGAGGCAACCGTTGTTGGAGAACATGAGGGAGTAAGTAAGCATGGTTGTTTTGGTTGAGAAGTTTAGTTCAGAGCTGACGGGAGTACGCACACGGAAGAGTACTGCAGTTCGCCTTCGAAGAGACCAAACTCGTCAACAGCTACACGAAGCTCGGCGGCTTTGGCCTCTGCGGCTTCCTGCGTTGCGTAGACGGAGTGGAACTCTAACTGGTCGTAGTAGTCGGTCCCGCAGGCCAGGACGACGTAGACGGTAGAGGCGAGTTGAGCGGTCTTTTCCATGAGTGTATTATAGGTCAGTTTCGGGGTCAGCGGTCAGAAAGGTAGGCGGTTTGAGAACCGGCCTACTCGGCATTTTCCCAAGCGGCGATGGCGGACTCGGCGATCTCCTGGTTGGTCATTTCAGAAACCGAAGCCCAGGACGGCAGGTCGATGCCAAGGCACCAGCGGACCTCACCCTCGGCCTCATCGCGGCAATCCCAGCCGGCGTTGTCCTTGGCCCAGGCGTCGACCAGGGCCATGATCAGTTCGAATCGGTTCATTTCCATGCTATAAGCATAGCGCCTTTTGCGCCAAAAGCAAAGGGGGCAGACCGCCCTGAAAGGTACGGTTAACCGCCCTGAGCCTCAGCCAGCAGGCGGGCCAGCAGGCGGTCTACCTCCGGGTGTTGGGCGCTGGGCCGGTACTTGCGCAGGCGGACCACGTGCGACATCTCAGCTGCCAGGGCCAGGGTCCACAGGGGTTTGCCTAGCCGCTGCCTCAAGTGGGCGCACAGAGCCGCAGGGTCGCCTCCTGGGTGTGAGTTAAACAATCGGTGGTAATCGCTGTGCACAGATTGAAGCAGTTTGCCCAAGTCGAGGACGTAAGACTGGAACAAATTTCCCTTGAAGTTAGGGTCGATCAGAACGATGCCCCCGTTATTTTCTACAATGATGTTTTCAAGCGTCAGATCTCCGTGTGAGAAGGAGGATGGTAGTGGCTCAATTTCGTCGAGGAATTCGAAAGTTCGACGAACTATATCACTGTCAGCCAGAGCAACGTGCTCTGAGTGAAGACGTGCCTTGTACGAATCCCAATCCGCCTCACGGGCCGCAGGAACCTTTGACCACAGAATAATCTGGTCTACCAGCGCGTCGATTAACCGTGTGGATTCAATCTGCGTTCCGCACACACCCTCAACAAACTCGATGTCGTATTCTGACGCTGACAGACAGACCGTTTGCGGAAGGCGAAGCCCAGGTGCTAAAGTGTACCGGGAGGCAATGCGAAACCACTCGCACTGCTCCCCGGCATCTTTACACTTTTTTCGGATGAAGTCCCCGGAAAAATCCAGGGTGGCGCCACTACTCCCCTTCACGCACAAGCTCCCGAATCCGGGCGCAGTCCGCCTCGTAAGTAAGGTCGCCCCACCGCACACCCAAGGAATCCAGGGAAACTGCACGGCGATTCTCAGCCATGTTGATCATATCTGTGATCTCAACCTCCCCACGGTCGCTCTTACGCAGGTCACCAATCGTGTCCAGATATCCAGCAGGGAAACGTGCAAAACCACAGAAGTAACTGCCTTCCAGCTGCCCATGCGGCTTTTCCACCACGTAGTCTTCAATCACTGTGGCAAGCTGAAGGTTTCGCGGATTGAGCGATTTGTTGAGGTACGTGAACCAGACCTCGTCGTTGAGTTCAGAGCCAAGGTGGTCAGCCACCGAGATTAAACCCTGGTAGAAGTTATCGCCAAACAAAACGGTGAATGGGCCTTCAATTACGCCCGCCCAGGTTGTAATCGCAGCGCCTGGGCCGTAGGTGTCCTCACTCTGGAAGCGAACAATCGGCTTGCAAATCTTTGAGACTTCGTCCAGGACTGGGTGGTAAACTCTCTCACCATCGGTCTTAATTGCAGACCGTGAAAGAGTCAAGTAAATGTTCTCAGCCCCGTTATCCAGGGCGAACAGTGCCGCCAGGTAGGGAAGTGACATACCATCGAACTTCTCCTCAAGTTTGTTTCGGCCGAACCGTGTGCTGCGGCCAGCGGCTAGAATTAGG